CCCACCGTTCTTCCCACCACACTTCCCACCGTTCTTCCCACCACACTTCCCACCGTTCTTCCCACCGTTCTTCCCACCGTTCTTCCCACCGTTCTTCCCACCACACTTCCCACCGTTCTTCCCTCCACATTTCCCACCGTTCTTCCCACCATTCTTCCCACCGTTCTTCCCACCGTTCTTCCCACCACACTTCCCACCGTTCTTCCCACCACACTTCCCACCATTCTTCCCACCATTCTTCCCACCACACTTTGTTGGCGGAGGTTGCGGTGGAAACTGTGCCGCAGTATACGGATCAGGATGGTCTGGATTCTATACTGGAGGATGTCAATGCGAGTTCTAAATAGTACCGCTATTGACAATAATATTAAATATATAGTAAAATGTACTATATAATAATTAAGGAGATTAAATGACTGTACATAAATACGCTATGTTAGTTGAAATTGATAATAACAACTATGAAGTTTTTCATGTTATTAGAGTTTCAGACGAAACGCCAGAATCTTTAGAAAGAGTTAGCAGGATTGATGAAGCCCTAAACTCTGGTTACACTATTGTTGGCCAAGCAGCAAATGAAAAGCCTGGATTATTAATTGGTAGTACATGGGATGGATTAAATTTTACATTGCCAAATCCTATTCCAGAAGAATTTATAGGAACTGAAGGGGAGTCTGGGGTAAGATATTCTTCTATAGATGGAACATCAATTCTTTCTGGATATACTTTGTTATGCAACAATAAAGTATTTTTTATGATGGCTCCAATCAAAGGCAGCATACTTGATGAAAAGTTTGAAGCTGCATTTTCTGGAAATGTAACATTGAAAAAAATAGATCAAGACGCAAGCGTAACAGTTGGTTACATTTGGGACGGCACAAACTTTACCTACACAGCATAATGTCTAAATGGGAAGAATGGAAAAAAGCCGTAGGTGACACACGCCCATGGCACATATTTGATCCCAATAGGCATGTTTCAGACAATAAGATTGCTGAAAATAGATTAAGTATTTGTAAAGGCTGCGAATTTTATTTAAAAACTACACAATGTTCAAAATGTAATTGTATTATGCCAATCAAAGTTCAACTTGCCGAAGCTGAATGTCCTGTAGGAAAATGGGGAAAAGAAAATTTACAATAAAGAAGAGTTGTTCCCAGGACTTTGGGTTTATAGAAATGTAATTACTCCAGAAATGGATATAATCAACAGGCTTGAAAGTGCAATACTTGATTCTAAAGGAATGCATACTTGGAAAGAAGCAACCGTCGGATATAGAGAAAAAATGCCTGACTATAGAGACTGTGTAGACTTTAAATGGAAAAAATTTGAAAACCATATTCCTGATAAATACAATCAAGAAGTAGATGCAATTTGGCAAGATGTTTATGATGCACAGGCAATTGCATTAAATGATTATTCTTCTTTTTACAATATTGAATTAAAATATTGGGAAGCAATGAATTTTATTAAATATGGAGAAGGTCAACATTTCTCTTATCATTCAGATCATGGTTGGTCATATATATCAACAGTATCAATGGTTGCTTATATTAATGATGATTATGAAGAAGGCGGATTAAGATTTGATAAACTGGATTTAACTATTAAGCCAAAGGCTGGAGATCTGTATATATTCCCATCTACATATTTGTTCTCTCATGCCGCCCTTCCAGTAAAATCTGGACTAAAATATTCAATTGTTACTATGACAGATTATAACGATGCAACTCATACAGAGTCTTTTTATAGACAGTTTATGTCTGATAAATCAATGAAAGATGGGTACTGATGAACTTTGATGTATACAAAGTTTATCCAAATCAATCAGCAGATATTCAGCCTCTAGGAGTAAAAAGAGAATGGATGGATGAAACATCTGATAAGCATGCCTATCATTGTTTTCCAGTAAGCCTTTCAAATACCTTGGGATGGGGAGTTTCTTTTCCAGTAGATATTGAATTTATTTGGGACGGCATATCAGATTCAACAGACACTCACGTTAAAGTTTTAAAAGGTAAGGATTACGTTTCAACATCAAGAGCCAATGCAACAATTAGCTTTAATACAAATTTAGTTATAAAAACTGAAGAAAATGTAAGCATGCTAGCAATGCCAACACCAAACTGGCCAATAGATGGTGTTTGGCCTTTTACAACACTAATAAGCACTTCGTTTTTTAAAGGCACTTTTCCAATTGCATGGAGAATAACAAAGGCCAATGAAGTTATTACTATTCCAGCAAATACTCCAGTTGCATCAATTATCCCAATATCTTTATCTAATTTAAACAATTCAGTAGCAACAATAAAAGGATATAAGGATTTACCAATAGATTTTTTTCCAAAAGAAGACTATGGCAAAATTGTTAGCGATATTAATAAATCTGGAAAGTGGACTGATTTTTACAGAAATGCTGTAGACCATAAAAACAATAAAATAGGATCTCATGAAGTAAAATCGTTACGATTAAAAAATGATGAAACTTCTTTAACTGGACCAGAAGGCTGTGGAATACCCCAATGAACAAAATAATATTTCATTCAAACAAGCATTACAATGATGTCGAAACCGCTCCATGCCCAGCTGCAAGAGTTATTCCTAAGTGGTGGCAAGATGCTGACATATATATAAAAGATTTTTATGGGAATCCAGTTTCTAATGCAAATAAAGACGGCGGCAAAATGCTAAACTTTAAAGCATGTCCAGCCATGCTAGATACATTTACATCTGGATATACACTTGTAACCCCATGCGACATAGAATTTTATGAAAAAAACAATAGGATAAAAGCAAAGGTGCCTTTAAAATTTGATGATTTTGTAGGAGAAAGACCAGAGTCTACTGGATTTCAAGTTCCTCCTGGTTATGAAAAAAATCATTTTCATTGGTATGCCAATTGGGCTCCACAGCTTCCAGAAGGATATAGCTCCTTATACATACAGCCGATAAATCATTTTGACTTACCTTGGCTTACAGTCGGTGGTATAATAGACAGTGATAAGGTTACAACATCTGGATTAATACCATTTTTTATAAAAAATGGATTTGCTGGGATTGTACCTGCAGGAACACCATATTTGCAGATAATACCATTTAAAAGGGAAGACTGGGAATCAGAGTTGATATTTCATAAGCCAATTGATATTATGCAAAAAGCAATGGAAACATCAGAAATTTTTAGAACACCAGAAGGTGGAGTCTATAAAAAAAGATTTTGGACAAGAAGGAAGTATAAATAATATGGAACAAAGATTAAATACTAATAACACTCATGACTACAGATCTCTAGGGTCCATAACACCATCTGGCTTTTTTGGCACAGGTCCAGAAAATATTGTAGAGCTAAAAAACTTTTTAACAGACCAAGAAAGAACAAGACTCACCAACTTTGCAAAAACCAATAAAACATGGGATATTACTGATTCTCACGTAAATGAAAATGGTACAGTAATCTATGATGCAAACGCATGGTTCGATAGAGTTTGCACACGTAAATCTATGGAAATTTCCGCAGATCCAGATATTGTATATGTTGTTGATAATCTTATATCAAGACTGCAAGTAGAGGTAGAAAAGTTTTTTAATGTAAAGGTTCAGGCTACAGGACCAGCAATTGTTAGATGGCCTGTAGGATCAAGACAAGATCCTCATGCAGACAAAGAGCTGCATGAAGGCCCAGACGCAGGTACACCTAATGATTTTCCTCATTACGATATCGCTTCATTATTTTATTTTAACGATGATTACGAAGGAGGAGAATTGTTTTTCCCTGTTCAAGGAATAGAATTTAAACCCGTTGGCGGATCAGCATACTTTTTCCCAGGTGATAAAGGTTATATTCACGGAGTTAGACCAATTATTTCTGGAGGAAGATATACGTCACCATTCTTTTGGCAGATACTTGAGCATACTGGTGATATAAAGCCATGACACTTAAATATAGAGAGATATACCCAAAAATATGGGTATTCAAAAATCCCTGGAAAGATATTGATTTGTTAACAAAAACAATTATGGATTCTGAAAAGAACCCAGAAGGATCTGCTTTAAATTGGCATGGTTGGTATACTTTTGGCAAAGAGGCGGATCAGTTTGACAACTCTGTTGAATCTTCTGAAAGAACATCACTAGAAAGACTTTGCTGGGAAGAGCTAATTGAAGTATTTGATAAAACAACAAATCAGTATGCAGAAACATTTGGTGTACCAATTGATCGTGATGCTGAAGTTTTTAATGAAGAAGAAGGATCTCTAACTCAACTATGGAAAAGAATGGGTCCTTCTATATGCAAGTATGAAGTTGAAGGCGGTATAGAAGAGTCCGATCTCGCTATGCATGTACACACAGACTATCAGAGAGATTATCATGACTTTAGAGGATACAAGTTTACATTTACATGTACAATGTATTTAAATGGAGATTACGAAGGCGGTGGCCTGACATTCTTGGTAGACAACAAAACATTCTATTACAAGCCAGAAAAGGGTGATGTACTTTTGTTCCCAGCAGGAGACCCAGATTTCCTTTCTGATGCTGGTCAATTCTATATGCATGGAGTTGAAAAGGTAAAGGGCACACCTAAATATTTTGTAAGAAATCATTGGGTAAGATTTTATCCTGGCTCGAAAGAATGGCTAGAAAACGAAAAGCTTTATGGTAAAGAGATATGGAAAGAAATGGAAATTGCCAGAACTAAAGAAGAAAGAAAGTCTGGAGCTTATCAAACAATAAACTATGATGAACTTAAAAAGCTAGAAAGGATTAATTTAAATGACATTTAATTTAGAAAATCAAAATAGAATTAAAGAAGACATAGTGTTTTTTGAAAACTTTCTTAGTCCAGAAGATTGCGAAAAAGTTATTAAATACTGGGAACATTCTGTAGAAAAAGGAACTCTTCCGTGGGCACCAATATCATTTTATGACTCATTTGCATCTAACTTGCCAGACGATGAAGATAAAGAAAAGTTTGGTTTATCGCCTGATTTTTTTATTACACTTCAAGATAAAATACAGGAAGCTACAGAGATATGTAGAGGTGATAAAGTTAGACTAGTTAGCTATCATGCACAAAAATGGGTAGAGGGAGCATACGCTGGTTATCATTCAGACAATACACCAATAGACTCACCAGAGTATAATTCTTTTGAAAGAAGCAAGTGGGCAGCATTTCTTTATTTAAATGATGATTTTGAAGGTGGCGTTTTAAACTTTAGAGATCATGATATTTCTTTGCAGCCAAAAACTGGAATGCTAGCAGCATTTGCTGGAGGTCATCACAATATACATGAAGTACAAATGATTACTAAAGGAACAAGAATAACTATAGGATCATTTTGGGATAATGAAGAGGCTGTTTATAGCGAAGAAAAGCAGGCTATGTGGGAAACCGATATAGCAGATCAAAGAAAAAGACAGGCAGAGGACGCAGAGCTTTGGGCAGAACTTAAAGCAAGAGGTGAAAGACTAAAGCCTGGACCAGATCAAACTGCTAAAAAAGAAGTAGCATTGGAGATAGAATGATAAAAACGACTGTATTAGAAAACGGAATGATTAGAGAAGAGCTTCACCCGCAAGTTTATTATTATAGAAATGCTATTCCTAATGTAAAAGAATGGCTAGATCTTGTAAATGATTCTGAAAATAATCCTGATATATACCCTGTATTAACACCGTGGAATCAGTGGGATGTAGACGAAAACAGATCTATGGGGCACCCATATGTTTATGGATATAAAAAATTATGTTTATTAAATAATGTATATAACATAGATAAAGACGTTTCTGAAGAAACAAAAGAAATGTTTATTAAAATAAGAGACCCATTATTTAATGCCATAAGATATGTATGTGAAGATTATAAAAAAGAACAAGGCATAGATAAAGAACTTACCCTATTAGAACAGTTTGGTGTTCATAGATATAGGGCTGGCAACTATATGGGAGTTCATCACGACTCTCAAGAAGGTGACACAAGGCTTCTTTATTCTTTAGTAGTTTGGCCAAATGATGACTATGAAGGCGGAGAGCTTTCTTTTTCTATAAAAGAAGGAGTTTTGACTGCCACAGAACTTTCTTTGCAGGGTGACCTTATGCATCCTGCTAATGAGGGATTGTACGACTTCTATATTAAACCAGAAGCTGGTAGCATAGTTATATTCCCATCACCCTCACCATTTAGTCATACAGCGCATGAAGTAAAATCAGGATGGAAATACATGCTTCCGATGTTTTGGATAGATCCAACTGGAGAAGATGTTTTGTTTAAGCAAGATCCCAATTGGGAGCCAGAGTTTGTTTACCCAGATAAAGAAGATTTATTTAAGTAACAATATCTGGTACAATTATTACAAAAGTTATAAGTAGGAGGAAGTATGAAAAGCGAAGAATTATTTGATAAGGTGTATTACTACACTGATGTTATAAAGGAGCCTAAAAAGCTTGTTGATTTAATCGAATCAACAGAATCTGATAAATACTCAAGCTTCATCACCCCCTGGGAAGAGTGGGGTGCATGTAGTGGACAAATGTACATTTATGGATCACACAAAAGAATAAAGTGTTTGTCTTCTGAAGATATAGAAAAAAATATATCCGAAGATGTTATAGATGATTGCAACTATATTTTCAATGAGATATTTGATGGTATGAAAAATGTCTGTGAAGATTATGCTTCAAAAATCGGTGATGATGCTGAGATAATTTTAATGACAGATACAGCAATTAAAAAATACATGCCTGGAACTTTTATGGGATCCCACTTTGATCAGCAAGAGGGGGATAGAAGACTTAGGTATTCTATGGTAATGTATTTAAATGATGATTACGAAGGCGGAGAAATATCTTTTAATGTAAAAGATGGAGTATTGACTTCTACAGATGATGCCGCTGCAGAAGATTTTGATAGCCCACTTAATCATGATAGAATTATGTTTCACGTTAAGCCGAAGGCTGGAAGCGTAATAATCTTTCCTTCAACAGATCCATATAGTCATACAGCACACCTTATAAAAGGCGGATCTAAATATATGGTTCCTTCGTTTTGGCTTAACACTGGTAAATTCGTAGATGGCGTTTTTATTCCAAACTAGAAAGAGTTAATTATGGCAATGTACGTTTTTCAAGAAATTGCACCAAAGACATTTTATTTTACATATTGTCTTCAAGAGATTGGGAATTATATAAGCTTCCTTGAAGAAAGCGAAAACAATACAACCAACTTAATTAGTAAGTGGCACGATACAGAATATGGTTATGAAAAAAGAATATCTTCTGATTTCTCAAATGAAACAGAAACCGTAGATACTCGTAGTCTTTTTATAATTAATAATCTAAAAGCCACATTTCATCATTGCTTTAGTCAATATAGGCTGTTTAATAACATAGAAGAGCAGGTTAACTTAAGCACGAAGTACTTTGTAAGAAAGCATGATGAGGGCCAAGTAAAGAACAACTGCGGGGCAAATGGAAAGTATACGGCCAGAATGTACATTAATGATTCTTTTTCAAATGGAGAGATTTTAATACCTGGAAAGCCTAAGTTTAAGCCTGAAGCGGGCAGCATAATTATAGCCCCATCAGAAATGCAGGTATCTGCAGATCCAGCTTATGGTAATTCTAGATACATTGCAATAGGTCATTGGGTTTAACTAATACCCTCTGATATAATTAAAATATGTCCTACTACCTTGATGTAATAAAAGATTCTCCTACTGGCTTATGGAAGCTAGATGAGACATCTGGGTCTGTAGCCTATGATAGTTCTGGATGTGGAAATAACGGATCGTATGTAGGTGGAATTGGAATATCTGGAATGCCAATAGTTGATGGTGGCACACACACAAATAAAATAGATAGCTCTAAATCAATACAGTTTGCTATTTCAAAAGATTTTTCTGGCACCACTGGTACTGGAGGATTTGCAACCGTTTCAACCTCTGATAAAGATTTTACCCTCGAGGCATGGTTTCATCCAAAAACATTAACATCAGTAACTCCAATATTTGCAGATTCTGACGGCATTGGTTTGTATTGGGATAATGGCAATGTAGTGTTTAAATTAGAAAATGAAAGAGTTGATTACTCTGTTCCTAATTCAAATAGAGTAATTCATGTTGTTGGTGTATATTCAGTAGACTCAATGAGTTTGTATGTAGACGGATTGCTAGTTGCAAATAAGACGATATCAATATCTTTTACAAACACAAGCATAACCTTGTCATGTGGCCCAGCCACAGGAGATCAATATTTTTTAATTGATTGCCCAGCGGTTTATAGATATGCTCTTTCTGCAAATTCAATATTATCTCACTACAATAATTTATTTTTAATTAATGATGAGCAAATCCCAGGACCAGATCTGGGAGAGCTATTTAGGGGCGCAGAAAGATATCAAGATATAAAGACCAGATATGTTTATCCCGTTCAAATATTATGGAAAGATCTTATATACGACAATGAGGCATTGGCTTACAACTCAATTAACAATAGTTTGTATTTAAATTCAGGATTTACTACTGGAGAATTTGTAGAAGATTTAGTATTAAATATTACAAATGAATATGTATCTTCAAAAATAGAATGGATGGCATCAAAAGGGGTTTCGGTATATGTATCAGAAACATCCGAGACTGGCCCATGGACTATATGTGTAAATGGATCATCTATACCAGGATTTACACAGGGCTCTAGCTTTTCTTCACAAAAAATATTGTATTTTAAAGTAGTTTTTTCATCAACTAATTCAGACAGATACATTCCAGAGCTATATTATTTAAAAATTTATTTTCATTCTGAAAAGAAAATGTTTTCTCACAACGGTAGCGGCATCTTGTCTACATCACAGCCCACTACTGGAACTATCTGGGATTTTGACATATCAAATAATAAATATCCAGTTAGAACTAGAAATTATGATAATGGAATAAGACCAAAGTCTTCAGCATTTTTTATAAACTCATCAAATGATGTTAGAAATATTGAAATGATATTTACTCCAAAATCATTGTCTAGCGGACATTTGATATTCAACAAACCTGGATCTACAGAGACCTCACTCTCCTGGGCGGCAGGCGGGGTGATATCAAAATCCAACATTAGTAATATCTATATAAATGGGCAAGATGCATCTTCAGCAACAAACATATCCTCATACTTATATATAGATGAGCCCAATTATATACTTATAAAAACAGATTCTGTAATAAGTGGACAAATTTGGTTTAACGGAAAGCAACTATTAGGAGTGAGATCTGGTGTGCTTGATGATAACCTTTATCAGAATATTGCCCTATACTCAGACCCATTAGTTAGCCACCAGGAGCATTATGACCTTTACACAGGCAAAACTTTATCTGTTGGGAGGGGTTCGTCAATGAGCATGACAGAAGACTCAGTCTCAACCTACTCTAGAGACAGGGTTGTGTTCCAGATTATATAATTTTGTCAGGTTGAGTGACAAAAAGCTGGACTTATGGATATAAGAATGGTAAAATAATTAACTATGGACATAAAAAGAATTAACGCTCAAATGAAATCTGGCGAGACTAGATTAGGAGTCTATGTCTGGGAGATGCCTGACGGCAGATGGATTGGCGACGAAGACAACAACTTCTTGTCTATACAATCAATGCTGGGCAATAAAGAAAGAATTGATTTGTTAGCAAAAGCGGTTGCTCATTATGGAATTGAAGAAGGCCAGCCTAAATTTATTGAAGGAAGCCGACAAATTGATGAAGAAGAGTTTGAATACCAGAAGCAAAGATTAAGATGGGGTCTTACCCCAGATCCGTTGGACATAGGAGTTCACAAGGAAGAGATGGCTAAACTTAGGGGTCCTCAAAAATGATTGAATCTAAAGACGAAATTTTTAGCGAAAATATTGACATTTCAAATGCAGCAGACTGGGTAAGATTTAATAACCCTACGACTCAAAAGTCTGACGACCTGTTTGATATAGATGCAGAAGAAGTATTAAAGCTTTCAGGCCTTGGAGCTTCATTTAGAAGAAAAGTATCGAGAGACTTGCAAAAAGCTTTTACTGGAAAAGATGGTTCTGTAAGCCAGCAACTTCAACATCAACAGGCAGTTAGCGGGTACGCAACATTTGACTTAATTCAACCAGAATACAACTTAGACTATCTTTCAACAATTTATGAAATTTCACCTTACAACTACGCAGCAATAAATGCAAAGGTTGCTAATATTGTAGGTTTAGGATTTGACTTTATTGAATCAAAAAAAACTACAGACACTCTTGAAGATATCGAAGATGAAAAGCAATTAGAAAGAGCACGTAAAAAGCTAAATAGAATTAAGCAAGACCTACATCGTTGGCTAGAAGATTGCAACGAAGATGAAACATTTAAAGAAACACTTATAAAATTCTACACTGACATAGAGGCTACTGGTAATGGCTATCTGGAGGTCGGTAGAACAACGACTGGCAAGATAGGGTACATCGGTCATATACCTTCAAAGACAATGCGTGTGAGGCGCCTCAGAGACGGTTTTATACAGCTTCTATATGGTAAGGCAGTATTCTTTAGAAACTTCGGAGACACAGAAACCGTAAACCCAATTGCTGGCCAAGAGGATAGACCTAATGAAATTATTCATTTAAAGAAGTACACTCCAAAAAATAATTATTATGGAATCCCAGATATTATTGCTGCACAAAATGCTATGGCAGGCAATGAATTTGCTGGTAAGTATAATCTGGACTACTTTGAAAATAAAGCGGTACCAAGATATATTATTACAGTAAAGGGGGCAAAGCTTTCCCCAGAGTCAGAGCGTAAATTGCTTGAATTTTTTCAGGTTGGGCTTAAAGGAAAAAATCATAGATCCCTGTATATTCCACTCCCACCAGACTCATCAGATTCAAAAACTGAATTTAAAATGGAGCCAATTGAAGCAGGGGCACAAGAAGGCTCTTTTGAAAAGTACAGAAATTCAAATCGAGATGAAATATTGATGGCTCACAGAGTCCCAATTAATAAAATTGGCACACCAGCAGGAATTAATTTAGCTGCTGCTAGAGACGCAGATAAGACATTTAAAGAGCAGGTTTGCAGACCAGCACAGGAAAACCTAGAAAAGAAATTAAATAAAATAATCCAGGAAATGACTGATGCCCTAGAACTTAAATTTAATGAATTAAGTTTAACTGATGCGGACACACAGTCTAAAATAGATGAAAGATATCTTAGATTCCAGGTAATAACTCCAAATGAAATTAGAGTTAGAATGGGCATGGTCCCAAGAGAAGGCGGGGACGTACCAGTCGATCTTGCAGCCCAAGCCGCAGAAATTAAAGCCCAAGCAACCCAAAGCAGAACCCGTGATCAAGAAAGATCTGCTAATTCACCAGATAAATCTGGGGAGGGCAGAAATGCAAAGGGAGATGGAAGACAAGTCAACTAGTCCTACTCAACTGGTTATTTGCCTTTTGATACAACAATCTCTATAATATATAACATATGATCATAGAAAAGTCACATTGGTCTTCTAATGGAAATGCTATTAATTTATCAGTTCCATTTACAAAGGTCAATAGAGAAAAAAGAACAGTCTCGGGTTTTGCAACATTAGACAACCTGGATCAGACTGGTGACGTCGTTACACAAGAAGCAAGTATGAAAGCATTTGAAAGTTTCAGAGGAAACCTAAGAGAAATGCATCAGCCACTTGCAGTTGGCAAGGTTGCTTCATTCAGACCAGAAACTTTTTACGACCCAATAACAAAAGAATTTTACAACGGAGTTTACGTTGATGCATACATTTCAAAAGGCGCTCAGGATACATGGGAGAAAGTTTTAGACGGAACTCTCACTGGATTCTCAATTGGCGGAAAGATTCTTGAATCAGATAACGAAGTAAACAAATCAACAGGAGCATCAGTAAGATTTATTAAAGATTATGCACTAGTTGAACTATCAATCGTTGATTCACCAGCAAACGAACTATGTAACATTTTTTCTATTGAAAAAGTAAACGGACAAATGATTTTTAAAGGCATCGCAGCAGATGTTAAAATGGAAAATATTTTTTATTGTGCAGACAGCGATTCTGTTTTTATGTCAACAGAATCAGAATACCTATCTCCAGTTACTGGCAAAAAGACAGAGCTTATTGGGTGGGTAGAATCAAACGACGTAAACAAAGGAAAAGAAATAGAGAAGATTCTTGATTCACGTAGATCAAGATTGCAAACATTGCCTGAAACACAAAATATAAATACGGCAATTGCAGAAGGAGGAAATGAAGTGGAAAAGCTTAATGTAACAGAAGCAACTCCAGTAGTAGAAGAAGCAGTAGCTCCAGAAGCACCTGCAGAAATTATTGAAGAAGTTGCCCCAGTAGAACAAGATTCTGCTGAAATTGTAGCTGAAGTAACTTCTGCCGAAGTTCTGGAAAAATCAGCAGAACTAACAGCTCAGGAGTCACCTGACTTTGTTAAAATGCTAGGCGACCTTAAGGGTTTCTTCTCAGAGACTTTGGAAAAGGCCTCTGAGGCAAACGCTGCTCAGGTTTCAACAATCAAGGAGACAGTCGAAGCTTTTAGCAAGAATGTCGATTTGAGAATTTCAGAATTAGCAGAAAAGCACACAGAACTCTCAACAGCAGTTGATTCAATTAAGTCTATAATGGACACAGTTGAAAAAAGAGTAGACGCAGTAGAATCAGACACTGCAATCAAGAAGTCCTCTGACCTTGGCGGGTCAACAGGAGTAACAATCAAAAAATCAAAATGGAACGGCACTTTCCTCGGTTCCGTTAGCGAATTAACAAAATAAGGGTATGGTGAAAACTAATGAGTAATGAACTATTAGCAAAAGCAGCAGAAGCAGGCACAACACTAACAGGTGGAATGACTGGCGCTGCATCCCCTACAGACGGAATTCACGTAGGTTCCGAGGGTAAGGGAGGCTTGCTCAATCCTGAGCAATCCGCAAGATTCCTAGATTACATGTTCGATGCAACAGTAATCGGTAAAGTAGCACGTACAGTTCGAATGAGAGCTGACACTACAGAGATTGATCGTATCGGCGTCGGAGAGAAGCTTATGAAGCTTGCATCCGAAGCAGAGAACACTGGCACAAATTCAGCCGTACAGTTCTCAAAGATTTCTCTCACAACAAAGAAGCTTCGCCTAGATTGGGAACTTTCAACTGAGTCTCTAGAAGACAATATTGAAGGCGCTGACCTAGAAGATCACATTGCAAGACTTATGGCAACACAGGCTGGTAACGACCTAGAGGACGTAGTCCTTAACGGTAACACAGCACTATCTTCAGATAACCTTTACAAGGCATTTGATGGTATTGTCAAGATTGCAAAGACAAATGGTCGTGTAGTAGCTGGAGCGGGCGCAGCAGTGTCTCGTGACATCTTCAACAAGGCTCTAAAGGCAATGCCACGTAAGTACAAGCAACGTCGTCCAGACCTACGCTTCCTTGCAGGCTCAAACCTTATACAAGATTACTTGTATTCAACTTCACAGAACATCCAGAACGTTAACCCACAGGATATTGCTTCAAGCATCATCCGTGGAGACCAGGGTGGTCTAGGTGGTCCAGCAGGATATGTTGCACCATTTGCATTTGGTATTCCAATTGTTGAAGTTCCACTACTTAAGGAAACTCAGGTAGGATCATATGCAACACCAACAGGAGAGCACGGAGACGTCCACTTGACATTCCCAAATAACGTTGTTATTGGTATCAAGCGTGATGTAACTGTTTACCGCTTCTTCTGGCCAAAGAAGGACTCAATCGAATATACAATGTATACTCGCGTGGGTACCCAAATTGAGCAGGCAGATGCATGGGTAGTCGTAAAAGACGTTAAGGTTGCTTCTTAATTAAATAAGAAATAACTACCGAAAGGCCCCCAATTAATTTTGGGGGCTTTTCATTTTAATTTTATAGTGCTATAATTTGTATACATACCAAAGGAGTATATATATGTCATTTGACACACTTAAGGTCAAGGAACTAAAGACATTAGCAGCGGACTTCGCAGTTGATGTTGATGGCCTAAAAAATAAAGCAGATGTTATTGCAGCCCTAACAGAAGAAGGAGTAACTTGGTCAGTATACCAAGGCACACTTAAAAACATAGAGAACGCAAAAGAAGATGCAGATGAAATTCTTCCTAGACTAGATCCAAATCAAAAGCTTGATGAAGATATGGTTCTTGTAAAGATGGATCGACCAAACTACAGATATGATGCACTTGGATTTACATTTACGATTGAGCACCCATTTGTAGCAATGAAGCCAGATTTGGCTCAAGAAATTTTTGATAAGGAGGAAGGGTTTAGATTGGCTACACCTAGAGAAGTACAGGAGTACTACAACTAAGCCTAACACATGGCAGAGATATACATAAACACAAGCACGGCAGCAACAACAAAACTTTACGTAAAAGGTGAAGCTATAACGCCAACATCATCAGTAGTTGTAAAATTTTATGACATAACTGGCGATCCGCTTGTTTCTCCACAGATTAATCCTTCATCAATTATTGCAACTGTAACAGCAGAAGCAAGCGAAGTTGATCAAGGATCGTTTAGTGTTTATCTGCCAGTCCAGAATGCAACAAGAAATAGAAAGTTTAAGTTAGTATGGGATTGGCAGTTCAACTCAGTTGCATACTCAACTACAACCTACCTAGATATTGTTACTCCATACGTTGATATTCAAGAGGCAGCTCAAGAGATGGGTCTTGGTTCAGATGCAAATGATCCAAATCATAAAACATTCCAGGAATTAAAGCTAGCTGAAAGATATGCTAGAAATATAATTGAAGGGCACACAGGACAAAAGTTTTATTTGCATGATGATAGCTTCTTTACAATAGGAAGTGATTCAGATACACTTTCAATGCCTAAAAAAATAAATAGGCTACATACTCTATATGCCAATGATGAATTGCTTATAGACAATATCAATGGTATTAATAACTTAGGCATAACTGTTGAAAATACAGTAAGTGGATTTGGAATAAGAGCCAATCATTTTGCTGGCATCAATGATGATGTATATATTGCAAATGGAATGGTTCCTCCCTCTATTAATGATTCATCTCCAAATATTTTTAGAAGATCAAAGTCTTATAAGGTTTATGCTAGATTTGGTTGGGATTATATTCCAAATGAAATTAGAGATGCAGCAGTTGAACTAATGAAGATGTATTTTGCAAAAGATCGTATATGGAGAGAAAGATATGTTAAAAAGATATCTACAACAGACTGGGATTTTGAATATTCTTCAGAGGCCTTTGGTGGAACTGGATCTTCTTACGCAGATAAACTTCTAGCAGATTATGTTATAACACAAATGGTATTGGTGTAATGTTTGAAATAGTTGATGGTTTAATGACCATGAAAATGGATGTCTATCGTCAATCTGAACGGCAAGACCCAAACACTGGTGCAATGATTAGAGAGTTTTCTTATATTAAAACAATAGATTGCTACGCTAGAGGAGTAATTACAGAAAGCCGAAATAGGTCAAATGATAGCCAAAAGTTTTCAAATAAATATTCAAACAACCAGTATATAGAAGTTAGAACATCTGAAAGACTAACTGCTAGAGATAAAGTTAAGAATATTGTTGATGTAAATGGCAAACCGATTTGGTATGAGCTAAATTACCCAAATGATACAGACACAGTCTTTGATGTTGTAGGAACAACTCCAATAGCAGAACCATTTGGAAATGTAGTTGGATATAACTCATCACTACAAAGAGCGGAGAATCAGCAAATTGGCATCTGAAATTTTAGCAATTAGAGCAGCAAGCGGATTAGTTAACTTAATGTCTAATAGGCCAGCCAGTGGTGCAATAAAAGACAGTACAGTTGCACAGATATCTGCTGCACTGTTTTACAAAACAAATGTCATGGCAAAATTAGCATCAAATGCACAATTTCAATCTGCATTTAGAAATGTAATATTTGATCAGCTTCAAGTTGATTTTGGAGATTATGTAGATGCAAAATCAAGAACATCTCCAAAGTCTTTTCATCATGTTTATGAATGGGGTAGAATTGGAGAAGATGAAGCTAGACTATTTAAACTAAAAAAGCTTCCAGCCGATGGCCTATCTTTAAAGGTTAACTATGAACTAATTGATTCTAAGTCATTTGTACCATCTGAAAATTCTAATAACAAACACGTATTTGTAAAAAAAGCCTCCGTTATGGAAGATGGAAAGACTGTAGTTATTGCACCTAGGTTCTCAGAAAGACTAGTGTTTGATGTAGATGGATATACAGTTTTTATGCCAAAGGGAGAATCTGTTACTGTCAGAAAGCCAGGCGGGGCAGGAGTTAAAAATTCTTTCTTTTCTGCTTACAGATATTTCTTTACTGGTCAGCTAGTTAATATGTCTATAAAAAAATCGGGATTCCAAAGACTTTTTAATTCATCATTATCTAGAGCTCTAGGAGTTCCAGCACAAGTTAAGACGGTTAAGTACAGCTTCTCTGCAAATCAGTTAGCAAATGAAGCCGACGCCGCAACATCAGCAGCATTTGCGAGGTTAGCAAATGGCTAATTACAAATTAGATGCTATGTTTGAAATAAGAAAATTCTTATGGAGTAGACTTACAGCCGTCAGCATATTTGATGCAGATGACTACTACTCCGACAACCTTAATGAAACCCTTGTTCCAATTGTTCCAGTACAGCAACAGCCAGAAATGAATCAATTTTTGAGCGGGAAGAAGCACATAGTCTATGATAAGATAGGAACGTCTTATGAGAATAACTGGATGATATGTTGCGAACAAATCCTATTGACCCTATATTCACCAGATCTGCTTGATATTGTTGAAATAAGAAACTTCCTAACTGATGAGTTTAGAAGAATGGATGAGTCTGCAAGGGATGTTAATAAATGGGCGGGGCTATCTAATAAATTTAAGTTTCATAGCATCCATATAGCAGACATATCATCTACAGCCCCATCAGAAGAGATACAAGGATTCTATGGAGCAGATGTAATATTAGAGGTAAAATACTCTAGAATAACAGATGGTAAAGGCAGATTTTCCTGATTTGCCTTTTATAATGTAGTAGAGTAAAATTAGAACAGAGGAAAGGGCCTAGCCAGCCAAATAGATATATCAATTTCATATGAAATCAGGAGGAAATACAATTATGGCATATCAAAATACAGGTGACGCTAAGAATATTCTTGTTGGCGCATCACCACTATTTTTGTCAGTAGAAGATTCAACAGTAGGAGGTTATGATTCAAGCATGGATGCAGGCGTCGCAAACGCTTTCGTTGCATCAAAGAATCGTTTTGTACCAGCATTCTTACAAGGAGAGTCTTATACTACAACACTAAACAAAGTTTTAACAACAACAGGTGCTACTCAAACAGCAACACCTACAGAATCAACACCAGCAATTGGTGGAGCTTACCGCAACGTAGGTTACACAAATAATGGTCTTCAGATCAGCTACCAGCCAACATTTGACTCAGTAACTGTTGATCAGTTGCTAGATACAGCTAAGCTGTTTAAGTCTGCAATGATGGTTCAGATCTCAACAGAAATGGCAGAAGGTACTCTAGAGAACGTTCTTGCAGTATTTGGTCAAAAGGGATCAACACTTACATCAACAGGCTCTGATCTAACAGCAGTTGACACACTAGGTTTGGAAGCAGGTGCACTAGGTGCAGCTCCAACAGAGCGTCAGCTAATTGCAATTGGACAGGCTCCAACATCAGAAGCAGTATCAACTGAGCGTGTATACTATGCACGTCGTGTTTTGTCTGTAGAACAGTCACAGTTCTCTTTGGCTCGTACAGCAGCAACAACATTCCCAGTAACATTCCGTCTTCTACCATCTGGTAATTCAGACCATATTGGTTCAGAGTACGGTAAGATTATTGACCGCGTTCTAGCAATTTAATTATATTAATAATTAATATCAAAGCCCCCAAGAAATTGGGGGCTTTGCTGTTGTATCCGTATAATGGTTATGCTATAATAATTTAGACAATCCTTAAGGAGGATAAAATGGCAACAACAGTATATGATGTAGAAGAGATTCAGCTACAAAGCGGAGCTAATGTAAAGCTTAAGCCTCTCTCAATCAAACAACTAAGAAAGTTTATGGAAGTAATTAAGAAAGTACAAGACGCAGAAGACGAAGCTGCAACACTTGGAATTTTAGTTGAAGCATGCGGAGTAGCATTGGAAGTTCAACTACCTGATCTTGTTAAAGACATAGAGAAGCTTGAAGAAGCATTAGATGTTCCAACAATTAACCGCATCCTTGAAGTTTGCGGAGGAATTAAGATGGACGACCCAAACCTGATAGCGGCAGCGGTACTGGCTGGCCAGAACTAGATTTAGCCGCTTTAGAGGGTCAAGTTTTTCTTCTGGGTCACTGGAAGAATTACGAAGAACTAGAAGAAACTTTATCACTGCCAGAATTGATTCAAACAATTACAGCGATAAATGAAAGAGAGCACAACCAAAGAAAGTTTGCAGCATCACTAAAAGGGATACAATTAGATGATGATGTAGAAGAAGAAAAAAAAGGTTCTACCTTTGAAGATATCCAAAGAAGAGCACTTGGAATAAATGCATCACCAGATGATGTTGTTGGTTTACAAGGGCCCTTAGCGGCGCAAGCTGGATTTGGAATTGGAGCAGGGTTAGGATATTCTAGGAGTAATTAGTGGCTGACGAACAAATTGTAACCAGTATAGTCGCCAAAGCCGACTTGTCTAGCCTTGTGTCTGAAGTACACAGGGCTAGTTCTAGTCTCCAACAATTACAAAGAGAGCTTCTTGCATCAAACAAAGCAATTTCTTCTTCAACAAAATTAGCAAACAATTTATTTAGAGATACATTAACTGGAAGCGGACAGTTCTCCAGTCACTTTGTAAACCTTAATTCTGATGTAGACAAGTTCGGTAAGAACTTAGATGCTGGTAGATTAAAGCTTAAAAATTATTTTTCTACATTTAGAGAGCATACTACTACTCAAAAGGGTATGATCAGGGAGCTTGCCAAAGAACAGGTAATGCTTCAAAATTCAGTACTGCAACCACTAGGTAGAAATGCTCAGGGGTTAATGCAGTATAACGTAATGATTCCTAGAGGATTAGATGCTGTAGCAAATAGTGGAAAACTAGCTCGAATGGAAATGCAGATTATGAATCGTGCATTGTCTGAGGGAGCAGGATCTTTAATTAACTGGGGTAAGAATACTCAGTGGGCTGGTAGACAGCTTACTGTAGGACTTACTGTGCCAATCACAATGTTTGGAGCAGCAGCTGGTAAAGCATTTAAAGAAGCAGACCAAGAGCTTGTAAGATTAACAAAAGTTTACGGTGGTCTTGCAGCTACATCTGCTTCAGATTTAAAAGCAATTAGAGAAGAAGTTGTTGAGACTGCAAAAACATTATCTAAAACAATGGGTGCATCATTTAAGGATACTATTGCATTAGGTGCTGATATTGCAGCAACAGGACAAACTGGAAACGAACTTCTAGGATCAATTGCAGAAACAACAAGACTTGCTATTCTGGGTGAAGTTGATAGACAAGATGCAATGAAAGCAACATTATCAATTCAAACAGCTTTTAAGCAAAATACTCAAGAGCTAACAGAATCTATTAACTTTCTAAACGCAGTTGAAAACCAGACATCAACAACTCTTAATGACCTAGTAGAAGCAATTCCAAAAGCTGGTCCAGTGATTCAGCAGCTAGGTGGAGATGTTAAAGACTTAGCCCTATATCTAACTGCAATGCGTGAAGGTGGTGTTAGCGCTTCAGAAGGTGCCAACGCTTTGAAGTCTGGTTTAGCATCTCTTATTAACCCAACAAAACAAACCGTAGGGATGATGTCAGATTTTGGCATAGATGTTATGGGCATGGTTGCAAAAAATACTGGAGACACTACTGGTTTATTGATGGATCTGCAAAAAGCTTTAGACTCCCTTGACCCACTAAGTAAAGCAAGAGCAATGGAGCAAATGTTTGGAAAGTTCCAGTTTGCAAGAATGAGCGCATTGCTTAATAATCTAGGTAAACAGGGTAGCCAGACGCTTCAAGTTTTAGAATTGATGAAAGCAAGTACTGGAGATTTAGCAGATATAGCAAGCCGAGAATTAAAAATGGTTACAGAGTCTGCATCTGGTAAATACAAGAGAGCCATAGAAGGACTAAAAGCAGAGCTTGCAGATGTAGGACAGGAATTTCTTGGAGTTGCAACTAAGCTTATAAGCGCAGCAACAAAAATCTTAGATTTCTTTACTAAATTGCCAGACCCAATTAAAAAAGGATTGACCTTCCTTGCTGGATTTACAGCATTAGTTGGACCACTTATTATGTTAACTGGTTTACTCGCAAACTTCTTTGGATATATAACTAAGGGTGTTGTCCAGCTAAGAGCATTCTTTATGAAAGCAAATGGCTGGAAGATGCTTACTCCAGAAATTATTGCCGCACAAAAAGCAGCAGAGCTAGTCGAGAATGCATTTTATTCTGATGCAGCTGCGGCTCAAGTTCTTCACAATGCACTTCAAAAACTTGTTTTAGATTATCAAAATCTTCAAGCAGCATCAATGAAGGGTGCAGTTCCAGTAAACGCAGGAGTCTCTACTGTTGCTGGAAATACAATTGTTGCTCCTGCTCATGGAAGAAGAGTTGTTGACCCTAACGATCCTTATGTAGGAGATCCTAACACAAGAGCAATGTCTCATATTAATCCTAGAGACCCAAATAAGCCAGCAACAATATTTGGCGGGGTACCAGGAGCAATACCAGTAAATAGAGGAATATCAAGAACTCCTCAAATGTATATGCATGATAGACTACCTAACATTGAAGGTCTAACAAGCGTAAAGGGAATATCTACAGGAATTGTTCCAGGAGAAGCAGCCAAGTTCCATGCATTAATGGCAACACTTGGAATGCAAACAGAGCAAGAAATTGCAGCATTAAAGAAAACAATTATGATGGGCGGAACAGTCAGTAGAGAACTCCTTGACACATTTGATGACATTCTTCCTATAACTCAAAGATTTGCAGATAGTGCAGCTACACAGTCTGGATTAATAGTTCAGCAAATGAGAAGTGCAGAAATAACAGTTGATCAAGCAAAGGCAAGAATTATTGCTTTAAATGCACAGATAGAAGCAGACATGGGCGCTGCTGTAAGTATGTACGCTGCAGGACGTGGAAGAAGCCTTGATTTAACAAGAGCCCCAATGATGGATCAACCAGTTGTTGATGCAAATGGTCAATTTACATTAAGAGATCTTTATAAGAAAAAAAATAACGCAGCTGTAATGACCGAGTTTGGTAGACTGCGTGGAATCAGAACGTTTGGTGCTCCGTATAGCATGCAGACAACAAGAATGCCTAAGTTTAATACTGGTGGAGACATTGAATCATTTGGCCCAGGCAAGACTATGGTTTCTGGTCCATCTTCTATTAACTATGACGATAGACTTGGAAGTGTTCCAGTTGGTGGATACGTATTAAACCAATCAGCATCTATGGACCCAGCAAATGCACCGCTTGTTGCAATGGCTTCTGCTACATATGAAAATGGTGGAGAGATAACAGCAGCACTCACACCACGGGAAGTAGTGTTTGGTCCTAAGATTCAAAGAATGCCTGAACTGTATGCAGCTGTAGATGCCGCAAATAGCGGTTACAATTTCGGCGGGCAGATAATGAATGGAGTTACTGGATATGGAAAGAAGACAGGCAAAACTCCACAAGTAGAAAATAAAGCCTATTATAAGAGAAGGCTAAGAGAATATCTAAGATTTATTAATAACCCAAGATACGCAGACGACATTAGAGTAAGAATGATCATGTTAGATGCTGCTGAATTAGCAGGCAAAGCTAAAATGCCTATTGATAAAGCTATTAATATTGCAACTAGTAACTTTGATAAAGCTATAGGAAAATCAGGCGGATCTATTGAGAAGTTTATAGACATAAGAATTAAACAGGTTCAAGGTTTAGAAGGAGCTAAAGATGCTAATGGTAATCTTAAATTCCCTGGATTAAAGCTAAATGATCCTACAAATACTAGAAGCACTGGCGGAAGCACAGCCCTAAACTATGAACTAAATAATGTAAGATCCGCTATGCTTAAGAATCGAAAGTTTAAAGATGTATTTGATTTGATTGAAGGGGTTACTCCTACTGATCTTAAGAATTCAAAGGGCATGCCTTATATAGAAGGCTTGCATGCTAGAGGCCATATTACACGTCATGGAAATGTTGGGTATGCCACTAGCGGTCACATGGGAGTTGCCGCAGTAATTCCAAACGGTATTAACAGCATAATGGCTAGACTTCAAGATATAGGAATATCTCCAGACATACTTCACTTGAGCGGAGAAGATGCTAGAAAGAATTTTCAGATAGCACTTAAATCTGTTGGAATGCACAAGATGACAACAGTAGATGATATTGCTACAGCGCTTGAAGAAAATAATTTGTTTAAAACTAAAGAACAAATTGCATCTGGTTCAGTTGTAAGAGCAACACCAAAGCAAAGAAACGATCTTCAGATGTTCCTTGAAGCCGTTATGGAAAGAAAGAGATGGATGTTAATCCCTAGAGGAAGACCTCCTATAATGACACCAGTACTTGCTAAACTTAACATGGGAGGTATGATTCCAGGTGGATCTGTATCTCCAGGTAGATTTTCATACGGAGTGGTTCCTCCACTCTCTGCAAGACTAGAGTCTATTAGATTGGCTCAGCAAGCTCAATATGCTAAAAAGCGTGAAGCCGATATGATTAAGTACCCGTGGATTAAAGAAGCAGTAGCGGGCAGAGATAGAGGGACTAGCATATCCCCATTGTTAAAATTATTACCGCCAGGTAAGCAACTTGATATTTTAGAGCAATCTCGTGAAATGTCAAGGGCTACAGCAACTGGATCGTTTAAAGATTTGCCTCCCGTTAAATATGGACACATGGTTTCACCAAGCTCTGGAATGAGTTATCCAATACCTGGTGTTTCTGGATTATACAGAGACTCCGAAGGTAGACTTAAGTTCTTTAAGGGTGTTCCAAATGAAATATCTGCTAAAGCTGAGGTATACGGAACTAGAATGGCTAGAGAAGTGTTTGGGCTTGATGCTCCTGAGCAAACAATTAAAACAATATCAAATCCATTAGACCCAAGTGGCAAATCAAAGTTGCTCGGTGTTGAGTCACCGTTTGATAAAAGGTTTACTACTGGAGGAACAGTCTTTACCGAAGATGAAATGATTAGACAAACAATTGCATCTTTAGTTATGAATAATAAGGATTTATCTCCAAGCAATGTTTATGGAAATGTTTTGGCAGATGTCGGAGCAGCAGGAGTATTCCCTAAAGCTTCACGCAATACCGCACACGCAGAGTCTCTTCCTTCTATGATAGATCAAGCTATGATAAATCTGCTTGGAGTTAAAGGCGGAGCCAGGAAAGACTTTGCAGTAAACACAGCACCAATTGCTGCAGGAATGACATCTAAGCAGTATAACAGAAAAATAAAAGCCGCAATGAAAAAGATGCATCCAAAACTTATTAAGTTTGTTGCAACGTTGCCGAGAGAAGACAGAGCCCCATATATCAAATTGCTACAAAGATTTGAAAATGGAATGGATGATGCAACTGATTTTGGTCCGCTGCATGCAGTTCATGTTGCAGCTAAAAGAAATAGTGGTGGCCCAATCGGCGGAGGCCCAGTTAGATCAGGAAGATATGCATATGGCGCTAAGAATAAAAAAGGGTCACAGAGATCAGGAAACCCAGCAAAAAGAGCTGAAGATGATAGATTAAGAGCAGCAAGAACTGCATCTTATAATCCTCCATCTGGATCTGGATACACATCTTCAGGAAACCCTCAAATGCAGGTCATCCGAGTTCCTTATGTTGGAGGATCTGGAGTTGCTGGTAACGCTTTTGGTTCAGTAGCAACTGGTCAATCTCAACAGATTATAGATACCTTAAAGCTTTCTCAAATAGGTCAGCTACCAGCAGGAGTAACTAGAGCGTTTGATTCTTTAACTAAATCAATTAAGGTCGGCACAGTAGGTTTAAGATATGGAATTGCAACATCAGCAACTCACATTAATAGCGCATATAGAGATTTTGCAAAATCCCAAGTAGCATCTGCAAGACTAAATGCTTCATTCCTTTCTAATTGGGTAAAAACAAATACAAGAGATATTAAGGACGGTATATTAAGACATCAAGCTAGAAGCTATTCGGCTGCATATCCAGGTGCAAACTATCTAATGGGACCTGGCCAAATTATGCCAATATCTATGTCTGGTCCTGGAATGGTTGGCGATTGGAAAGAGACTGGGCAAGATGGAACAAAGAGCCGTAAAGTTGGAACCTTGGGCTACAGAAAACGTGAGTACATGGACGCCGACGGATATATCCATGATAAAAAGTCTGCACAAGCAGCAGGGCTTGATACCAAAATAAGAGGCGGAATGGGAATGGGTGCCCAGATGGGTATCGGTATGGCTGGCAACATGGGCGGAATGTACATGATGCAGCAGGAAAAAGTTAATATGCTTGGCATGGAAATGTCTGGAATGAATGCTGGATTAGGTATTATGGCCGCATCAACTATAATCCCTATGGTCCCATGGTTAACAGTTGGAAACAAAATAAAAACAACCACTAGTGCAACTATGGCTGCAATTAAAGCTGCTAAAGGCTTTAAAGATGCAATATCTAAGTTAGGAGCACAATTAGGTAAATATATTAAAATTCTTAAAGGTGTTGGTGTAGTCATATCAGTTCTTTTAATTGGCTTTGATGTTTGGAAGAAATATAATAATGCTCAACAGGATGCCGCAATGTCTTTGGGCATTACTAAAGACGGTGCTGAACAAGCTGGAATATCATACTTTAATCTTAATAACTACCTTACAGAGTATATTGAAAAACAAAAATTGGCAAATGCTGCGGCACAAGGAGGAAGAAGCAGCTCCATAGGAATGCCTGGTATACCACAATCAGTAGAAGACATGAAGAAAGCAAAAGAAGAAGGCGCGGCTCTTAAAGATTTAATTGAATCAATTAATAGAACTTCAAGCACTGGAGAGCTTCAAACTTTAATAAACAACCAAAAAGCACAATTTATTGCAGGAGGCTTGAGTGTAGAGCAAGCAAATAGAATGATTTACGGAGCAATTGCTAATAGCGAGAAAGCCACAAAATCTTATGAATTGTTGGCCAATAGCGGATTTGGTGCAATTACAGATAAAGCCACAGCGGCTGAGTTTGCTGTTAAAAATTTACTAGAAACATTAAAGCCTGAACCAAAAACTGGTTGGTCAAAGGGATCTTTTGAGTATAATCTTGCAAAACAACCAATGTGGTTTACTAAGCAATGGAAGGAAGAAAATAACTTATTTGAAAGAGGCGTAGATTTAACATTCATTGGCCTAATTGATAGATATGCCAATGCTTTTGCAGATACTAATGCATACAAGAAGGGTGTTATATCTGGTCTTGAAAGTGTTATAAGTACATTTGACTCTAGTACTAAAGCACTTATTGGAACAAAGAATGCAACTGGTGAAGTCATTGATGAGTATGAGGCATATCAAATATCTTTAGCAAATCTAGAAAAAGATGTTCCTAATTTTAATGCTGCAATAGGAGAAGAAACTTTTAAAGTAATACAAGATATGAGTCCAGAGTTAGCAAAAATTACAAATAAATTTGATTCAATAAAATCAATTTTAGCAAAAATAAAACTATCTACTTCTGGAATCGGTCTAGACCTTAAGTACCTTGATGGCGAATTAGCTATAAAGCTAGCTGGATTTACTGCAGCAGTTGGAGAAGGAATTGATGGATTAACTAAAGCCGCTGGGGACGGAAGCACATATGGATCTGTTGGAAAGATATTAAATAAGCTACAAAAATCAATTGCAGCTACTTCCGCCGCATCACAAAAAGCTGCTGCTGCCACACAGAAAAATATTCAAGAAGAATTAAAATTAATTGCTAAAAAAATTAGTCTTATTGAAGATGAAAAAAATAAAAAATTAGAGTCTTTAAGAGCAACTCAAGATGCATCAAACTATGCGTTAGAATTACAAAAGCTTCAAATAGAATATGCAGACGCTATATCTCGTGGAGATCAGGCTGGCGCAGCTAGAGCAAGAATAGAAATAGATCAACTTACTAGTAATAGACAGTTTGACCTAACTCAAAAAGCAATAGAGGACGAAGCAGCTAGACTAAAGGCTATTGAGCAAAAGAAAATAGATGCAAAACAAGCAAAAGCCGATGCAGCAGCCCAAAAGTTCGAGGGAGCGCAAGATGGCGCAGCAAGCGCAACTAAAATTGCAGATCTAATTAAAGGCTTTAAAGATACTTATGATGAGATAACTACACTAAGAATAACAAATAATCTGTTACCAGATAGCAAAGCAAAAAGAGATTCAGAGGTACAACTTCTGGGCAGACTTGATAATTTGCTTAAACAAATTGGTGTGGCAGGAACTGGAAATAGCCAAACTGCAAAGGACATAAGATCAGCCTTTGCTGAATATTTTAATAAAGATGGAACTGTAAAGAAAGTATATGTAGAATCTAAACCTGCTGGATTGCCAGACGCTGGCACTGCAGGAATAGTTCCAAGAGTATCTGTAAATAAAGACACACTTTCTATATTTGATAGAGATGTTGCCGCAGTAACAAAGTTTGCTGATCAGATTACTGGTGGCAAGGGGTACTCAATAAAGAAAATGACCGAAGAAATAGTTGCAGCAATTCGTGGTGGCGGAACTTATAAAGATCCAATAAATGCTGGAACCGCAAAGGACGCGGTAGGTAAAAAATATATTGATTGGAACACACCATTATTTAATGATAGAAGCGCAGTAAAGTACTTTGCAGCAAAAAAGGGATATAAACCAGGACAACAATTTACTTTAGAAGAAGCTAATGGAGTTAAAAAACAATTCTTAGTTTTAAATGATGGAAGTATTCAGTACCAAAGAGATATCAGTCCAACATATGCTAGCGGAGGTAAGGTTAGAGGTCCAGGAACTGCAACATCAGACTCTATTCCAGCGATGCTTTCACATGGAGAATATGTGATCAAGGCATCTTCTGTTGCAAAGTATGGCGTAAAAGCAATGGATGATATAAATGCTGGTCGGTTTGCAAATGGAGGCCAAGTTCAAAAATTTTCAACTGGCGGACAAGCATTACTAAAAGAAATAGGTAAAGATCCAACATTAAAAGATGTTAAATCACCACTTGGTACTGCTAAAAGATTTATAGATACAGCAATTTCTCAACTTGGAACTGAAGAAGAAGTAATGGGCAAAACATATGGCGCAGAGGGTAATAATATAACAAAATATTCAAGATGGCTCAATAGCATAAAAGACCTTGGAGCAAAAGCATTTGCATGGTGTGGAACATTTGTTCAGTGGGCCGCACACATGTCTGGCGTTAAAATACCAGATACTTTTTATACAGCAGACGGTGCTAAAAGTTTTGCAGGATTAGGTCAGCTTGTAGATGTTGCTACAACAATACCAACAAAAATAGATGATCGATCTGCTTCGGATGATGTAGGCGAATCGCCAAGAGCTTCTGACTTTAACGTTGGAGTAAATTATGATACTGGAAAATACTATGGGAATCCAAAAGATATTGAAAGGTATGAAAAAGCTGCGGATGAGTATTATAAAAAATATCATGCCTATCAAGCAAAAAGAGAAAAATCTAAACAGGATAAAGCAAAAGCTGGCTGGGCTAGGATTTTAAAAAATCCTCCAAAGCCTGGCGACATTATGTATTTAAATTGGGCTCAGCAAAGTTCTGATTCTGATACGAATAGAATAAGACATGCCGCAATTGCAACTGAAGTTAAAAGAGAAAAGAGTTATAGCGGCGTAGAACAATTTAGTATATCTACTGTTGATGGAAATATAAGAGACAGAGTTAGCCAAAGTGGGTATTACTTAACAAAAGAATCTGTAGGGGACAATGCCCTAGTAGCCTATGCAAGACCCAACTTTATGCCTTCTCCACTTACAGCAATTGAAGATGCTATATCTGCAGCTGTAAATCAACGAACAACTCATGTGGTAGAAAAAGATCAAACTTTATCACAAATTGCAAAAAGTCTTAATATTGATTCAAAAGTACTTGCTGAATTAAATCCTGATTATCTTTTAGGCAATACAGTTTACAAAGGCAGTAGGATAAATATCCCTAAAAAGTTTGCAGGTGGAGGAATGGTTCAAGCCTTTGGCGAAGGTGGCGGACCAGGCATTCCTTCTTGGCCTAAGAAGAGAAAGAAATTCAAGTCTCCAGGAATGGGTATAGACAAGTATACTCCTCCACTAATTGGCTCTGGCGCATCTGCATGGTCTGGCGGATTGTTAGGCGGCGGCGGAGGATTTACGGTTGGTATGCACGACGGTGGCTATGTCCATCCACATCCTCATGACGCTCTTACAAATACACTAATACAAGCACCTCGTAAAGGTACTACTGCCTATGCTAAGTACGCATACGAAATGGCTAGGAACTACGGAGGGGCAGCAAAGACTGCTGCTAAACTTACTAAGCCAATAAAAGTTTCTGACGGTCCTGCATACTCGTGGCTAGGTAGCGATGGAACTATAGGCTATAGTAGACACGATAAGTATAAGTACGTAGATGCTGGCATGGGTTCTGCAAGTGAGGTAGCAAGCCAAATCCTTAACGATTTATCTAAGACCGCAATGCGAGCCAAGATTATTGAAATGAACGCTAAGCGATTCCACAAAGGTGGTCCAGTAGGACATAAGCATAAGTATGGAGAGCCAACATCTAAAAAACAAAATTGGCTACAAAGATATGTATCTGGATTAACTGAATCACAAGATGAAGCTCAAGCAATTCTTTCTAGATCACCACTTACTTCATGGATGGCCTCAGACCCACTTGGAGCAGTTGCTGCTTTAAGAAAAGCTACTGGCCAAAGCAGAGAGGGAGATAACTTATCTGCATCATTGCTGCCATTTAATTTTATGGGATTTGGTCTCGGCGCAAGAGTTGGAATGGGAGCTACTGGTGTAGCAAACTCTGCACGTTTGGCAAATGCTACAACTGGTGCTGGCGGACCTGCTGTCTCATCAATGAAATCCTCTAAAGCAAGTAAAACAATTATTAGAAACTTACAGAAAAAAGCAATGGAGTATGCTGAAGCAAGGGGAGCTTCTATTCCAGAGATGGTTTTATCTGGAGATCGTGCACTAACTGATGCCCCAACTACATTTTTTAGTCCGCCAGGAACAGATTTGTCTAGAGCTTACAATTATTATTGGGGAGAAGCGTGGGAAATATTAAACAAAAACGGAGACCCAGCAATTAAAGACGTGTCAAAAGAATATTTTATGACAATGCTAGGCTTAATGGGTAAAGGACAAATTAGCAGAGCTGAAACTGCAGAAACAGTCACCACGGAGTTTTCTAAAGCTGCAAATAAAGCATACGCCGCAGCCCACGGACTAGATCCAAATCAACCCCTTGCAATGTATAAAGCTACCGAAGCACATAGCAAGCTTGGTGGATACTGGAGTTTGTCTTCAAAAATGGCAGCACACTATGCTAGCGATGCTCATTTAAACCTTACAGGAGATAAAGCAGGAAACTGGATGGGTGGAAGCAATGCTGGTCTTTATAAGATAGACGTACTCCCAGAACAAGTTCCGACACCACTTTCTATTGGTGGAATGTATGATGAATTTACATCAACCTTACCCCCAGAATTAGTAGAATTACTTGGCGGAGGACAAAGAATTGCAGTTGGGGGCAAAAAATTTACTGTAAGAGGGGACAAGAGGGGAACACCTGGACCACAAAGAGCTAACACTGCAGATGAATTCTACTCTGTAGTTAGAGGCGCGGCTTTGCCCCAAGGAATTTACCCACATGATTTATCCCGATTAATGAAAACGGATTTACATAGCAGGAACCTTCCATTCATGGATGCTATTAATAATACTTTTAAAAAATTGCTTGAGTTTGGTTCAATTAGACCAAAATTTGCAAATGGTGGAATGGTTAATTCTCTTTCAAATCTAGGTGTTCCAATGTTTGAAAATGGAATCAATATGGTTCCTGCAAATATGCTGGCAATGCTTCATAAAAATGAAGCAGTAATTCCAGCCAATATGAACCCATTTAATCCAAATGCATCGGCGGCTGTATCAGGTTCAGTATATAATATTAGTGTAGAATTAAATGGAACTAATGTAACAGCACAAGATGTTGCAACTCAAATACATAAAGAAATGAGATTAAAAGAAATGGCAGCGGGAGTAAATAGAAGAGTAGGTAATGGATAATGACACAGAGCCCATTGTTTCAAAATTTATCAAAGGGATCAATTCTCTATATACAAGCACCCGACCCACTTGCAATTGATACAGCTAACAACACTTTTGATTATAAGGGAGTAAATATTCCAGCACCAGGAAATATATATGATTTTCATACAGCAGCTAAAAACGGTCTTGCAACTAGCGATAAAACAACTGCAACAAAATTTAGAAGAGTTACAGAGCACAATAGAGATCCTCTTTCTATAAGTACAAATAGAATTGAAAATAGCCAAAGAATGTCAAATGGAACATTAAGAAAGTATTTTATTGCTGATAAACTAAACCTATCCATATCTTGGGCAATGATACCGTCATTTAGAAATGAAACAGTTGATGGTGGATGGGGAGCAGAAGATTTAAAAACTTTTTATGAAAGCGCAGCTGGTCAAGGTGCATTTTTAATTAAATTAAACCCAACAGTATTTCCAGTAGATATGATAGAGGAATCATCTGGCCTCTTGGCAAATAAATATACTTACAATATGATGTTTACCTCATGCGACTTTACTGTAATAAAAAGAGGCATACAACCCTTTTGGAGTGTTAACATAAGCCTGGAGCAAGTATGATATCCATAAACGCTTCAAATAAAGACTTGCTTAAAAAGGGGTCATCTATAAAAACTTCAGCAGGTGCAACAATGGAGTATAACTTAAACTCTATGGTTGAATATATAAAAGCAACATCTACAGCTGCAAAACATACTTATACAGATGCATATAAAAAACTATTTCCAATCGATACAATCTATAAGCCATTTAGACCTCTAGCCCCAGGAATTAAATATTTAGTTTATACAAAAGATCCTATAACTGGCAAGCAGACAGACACACCAGACCAGAGTTTTTATGAAAAGCCTAGAGACGTAGCTATTGGAGACAAGCCAAGACTATATTATCCTGGCCCAAGCATGGTGTATAAATATTGGCTGGCACCTAAAGATGAAGACATTAGTGTTTCTTTAGAATATTTTTTAGATGAAGCAAAGACTACAGTAAAGCTAGTTCCTGCAAATAAAATTATTGCAAGGTTTGAAACTAATCACTCCAGCCCAACTTCATGGACCATAACTGGGGTTAGGGCAGATAATACAACTATATCTGTCACTGGAACCACACTTGTTAACGGGGAAGCAATAATATATTATAATGGAACTGGATGGTCAACAAGCAAGCCTCCTACATATACAACAACGGAATATTTAAAGAAGATAACATTAACTGCAGTTAATTCAAAAGCGGGTAAACTATTAGGGGTAATCGAATTTAGTCCAAGATGGGTAAAACCAATAGACTCAGACATAGTATCATTTTCTGTTAATAAAGAAACAACAGCAGATGATAATTCAATTGTTCCAGTTGGAGTGATTACAGCAAACTACTTGAGCTTAGCTTTGTTTAAACCTCATTCTCCTACATCTAGATCAATTTTAGAATATAACATAAAAGATCCCATTATAGACGATACTAAGGTTTATCTATTTAAAAACACCATCATAGAACCATACGTATATCTTGGAGAAGGCGTATCGCTAGAACAAATAAAACAAGGTGTATTTTATGCTAACTCCTGGACAATTTCTGAGTTTGGAGACGTATCTATTGATGCAACTGATGCAGCAAAAATATTACAAGATACTATGTGCCCACAATTATTAGTTCAAGATTCACCAGTAACTTCAGTAATAAAAAGAATACTTGACTCGATTGGTTTTTCCACATATAAATTTAATATAAAAATGACCGATGGAAAAGCTGATGATGATTCAATTACATCTTTACTTTACTGGTGGTGTGACGGAGACAAAACGGTTTGGGAAACATTGCAAGAGCTATGCAGAGATATTCAAATGAATGCATTTGTAGATGAAAATAATGTTTTAAATTTTTACAGCAGAAATGTTATATACGACAACACAATTGCTCCTAAATGGGTGTTTACAAGCGAAGAAGTTAAAACTGCAAATGTTCTTGACTATGCCCCAAATATAATTGATTTATCATCTAGAGAAATATTTTCTGCAAATCAAGTTACAGTTAGATACTCTTCGGCATCTGTTGCTGTAAATAGTAATTCTAGCTCGCCACTTTGGACTTCAGCAGATTCTTTTCTTGGAGCTGGAAAACTTGATGAAGATATTAATGACAATAGTACAACATTTAAGCTAACTCCAAACACAATAAATTCAGCAAGAATTGACAAGGTCCTTGATGCTTTTAGCGGATACGTTTTAATTAATGACGAGATCATTGAGTACGACGGACTTTGGTATCAATATGTTCCCGCAGAAAAAGATTACTCTTTTACTCCAGCACGTGACAAGCCTCCAGTTAGAGTTCTAATGAAAACCCAGTCAGATTTTTGGAAGTATCAAGCTTTGGCAAAACCAGGATATAAAAATTTTTATCCAACTGGGGAGTATAATATTAAAACAAGGGAAGCTTTTAAAACATCTAAAAAGAATCACAAAAAAAGTTTATCCTCTTACATTAATAATCCAGGCGAAACAGATGCGAATAAATTTAACAGGTACACAGTTACGTTAGCGACTCCAGATGTTGCACAATTAAAAGTTCGTGAAGGGTATATAACTGCACCAGCAAATTCAAAATTTGATACACTGTCCAAAAGCTTTCTTATGGTATCAAATTTAGACAGAGATAAAAAAATGTATAGCTTGGTGTTGAAGCCATTTAATTCAATTAATACAGGATCTTTATACATGGCTTGCGGTACTAGAATGTTTTTTGATAGTCAGGCTATGAGCCCAGAACAGGTTGGAGGCATAGGATTTTGCCTAGACTCAACTGGCAAAAATGGTTATTATGTAATAGTTCGTACATCAGCTTTTGCAAAATTAGAAAAAGATATAATGATTGTCAAGATTCAAAATAATAAACTTACTGTTTTAAAAGATAGTCAACAATCTGATTCAACAAAGCTGAGTGGAATAATGGCAGGTAGTTCTTACAGCATAGACGTGCTTGTTAAGGCGCAAACCACGTCGGGGCAATTAGTTAAAAATACAATTACTGTTTTTATTAATGGGTTTAAGATAGTAGCAGTTGATCAGGGAAATGATTCTTTTAATCAATATATCCCACCAATTGGTATAACAAAAAATTTAGCGCTGCATTGTGGGCAGGGAATTGCCTTCTTTGATTTCTTATACGGGAAAAGTATCAATGAAGATCTTTATAAAAAAAATAGTAGTTTGCAGTCATACAGGCACAATGGAAATTATTCTGACGATACAATTTCTATGTTATATGGAGATATAATTTATAATGATGCGGACACTACTCCTGAACAGGAGGTGGGCCTTATGGAGTTTGGAACAACTGCAAGAGAAATAAGAAAAATAAAAGTTCCTTATGACGACAGGCCAGCCCTGCCTATTATGGTTAGAACTCCCAATAATCCTTACGTCACAGTACTTGATAAAAGGTTGCAGCCATTTACAGCTGAGGCATACGTTTTAAACAACACCTCTACTTCAGTTGTTTTACACGATAGTAATTATACAACCTTCTATATACTTGGAAATAGTATTAGTAGATCCTCCGCCATAGATTATAATACAGATCAGTCAGATGACCCTAAAAATAAAGAGTCTGTAATATTTGATTCCTCATGGATTCAAAATGAACAGGACGCAGAAAAGCTTGCAAATTGGATTAAATCAAACTCTTTAAATAAAGGTAGATTTGTTGATATGACAGTCTTTGGAAATCCAATTTTATCTGCTGGGGATATTGTTAGCATAAATTATCCGATATTAGGAATGACTCAGTCTAGCAATAAGTATGTAATAACTAAATGTACTTTAGAGTATAGGGAGGGGCTAAGTACCTCAATTTCGTGTAGAGCAATCTAATAACGTAATGGTATAATAAATAAATGGGAATTGAAGTAGGAAAAATTGCGGTCATATTTGACGATGACCCACGCCTTGCTACAGTATGGAAGGGTAAGGTCGGAGAAACAAGAACACTTTCCAGGCCATTTCCATTTTCAACTGGAAATTCAGAGGGCGACAACGGTGGAGATCCAGACCCAAAGGAAGGCAAAAGGCCACAGCTTTCGGACATAGTTCTAAAAGGTTTTGAGTTGTATGAAGATTCATCTGGAATGCAAAGAGCAAAAGCAAAGTTTAGAATTTATAATTCAAGTGAAGAAGCAATAGATGGCTTCCTTTATGCAATAACAATAGCAGATGCTCAAGGGGGAACAGAATGATAACTAAGTTTGGAAAAAGATTCTTAACCAACTTTGTTGCTGGCAATTCCTCTTTTAGTTCAAAAGAGATGGCATTAGGAATTTCAACAAATGCCGAGTATGCTTTATCTGATACAAACTCAAGATTAGGATTTGAATTTTATAGAGTTCCAATTAGACAAGGCGGAATAGATATAGACACATCTGTATCACCAGTAAAGTATACAGTCATATATTCAGCTACACTTCCTACAAACATTGCAGGCAAAATTAATGAGATTGGAATATACTCTGGGCAATCTTATACAAGAAATTTATATGATAGCAAGTTCTTGTCTGATTTTGAATTGCCATACAAATGGAGCCCAGAGCCAGCATTAGATCAAACTGATTATAGAGTTGGAGATAGCTCATTAATATTTACATCAAATGCGGCGTTGCCAAAAGAATACACATATGATCTTGGAACAATGGATGTATCTGGATACAATCCATCAGATACATTATCATTTTCTTATAAGGTAAACGATGCAAATCTTTCATCATTAAAGGTTAAGTTGTATAGCTCAGATACGGATTACTTGCAATTCACATTTACTGGACATTCACTTGGATATAATATAAAGAATTTAAATATGTCTACTGGAGTATCAACAGGAACATTTAATCCACAAAGTGTTGTTAAGCTAGGTATTGTTGTTACACCAACAACTGCTCAAACATCTGTATCAATGGATGGTCTTAGAATCAATGATGAGGACACCTTTGATCCAGCATACGGATTAATTGCTAGATCTATTTTAGATTCAACCATGATCAAAGTAATTGGAAGAGAAGCATCAATAGAATTTAAACTAGACCTATCGTTCGGAGTTTAGTATGTCAGAACAATATGAAGATCTAGGAATAACTCAAAAGCAAGATGGAGATTACTGGGATGTTGTAATCCCAGACTTAGATTGTAGTACTGACTACGCCCTTCAAATAGCATGGATATTTAGTGACAAGTCTTCTGGAACAAGCGAATTTTCTGATAGGTTTAACTTTAGAACTCCTGGACCAAGAAGAACATGCCCAATCAATGTTGTTGCAGTATGGAATGATGCAACTGCAGACTTAAAGGTTTCCTGGGAGAAACCATTTTTAGCAGACAATGTAACTCGTGACAACAGGATAAAACTTTTTCAACTTACCTTAACGGCAGCTGGTGAAGAGCCAATCTTTATTCCTTTCGCTGCAAAATCTGGCGTTAATGAATATAGTTATACGCTTAGCCAAGCAAATAACATGGCTAACTTTGGCGGAGTATTTCAAACAACAATAACTGGAAAGATAACAAGTATATATGGAGACGGTTCATCTGATGATTGCCCATTTGTTATACCAGTTTATACTGATCCAGTATGTGTATCTGCAACAGCTACACCAACTGTTATAAGCGCTGATAGCGGAATAATTGTTTCATGGCAAGACCCAGCAACCAAGCTTGGAACATATAGAGAAACTAGAGTTTATGTTTCAGAAACAGCATCTCCATATAATTGGGTTCGTAGATACACAGGCTTTGGACCAGCATCTATAACTTTATACACATTGAATACTGTATATGTTAAATTAAATCATTTGTCGGATTCTGGTTGCCAGTCTGTTGACTCGGCTATTGTTGAGGCAAAAGCCTACGACCAGATAGTTTTTGATGACATTCCACCAGACCCAGTTATAAATCCATTAGCAGCATGGAACGTAAGAGACCTAGATGTTTCATTTACTATGCCAGCAATTAATCTTCCATCATATGTAAAGGTGCACCTAACATCTGGAACAAAAACCAGATCCTTTGAGTATCCAGTTTCTGCAGCAGCTTCTGCTTCTACCTCAGTTAAAATTACCAGAGCTAAACTTATTGAATCTTTCGGAGAAAGCCCAAGCTCTTTTTCAGGCGGCTACGTAACTGATTTAGATATATATAGAAATGAAAATACAACACAGGTTGCCATATCTAATATAGCAACTCAAGTAAAACCAAACCCACTTACTGGAATTATTACAACAATATCTGTTACTCCAGCAGCTAATGGATATACTGTTTCTTCAAATTTTAATGCAGCTGCTACTGGAATTATAATCTATCAAAGCTCATCTGAAAATGGTACATATTCACAAGTTGGCTCTTCAAATTCAAGCCCCGTAGCAATTTATGATGACCTAAATGCTGGTACTGAAGTTTGGGTAAAGGGACTATGGAATTGCGAAGAAGGTATATCAGCACTATCTATCGCACATGCAGTAACCCCAATTGATGTAGGAGCACTTTCTTTAATTGAAAATCCAATCAAGATAAAAACAGAGGGTTCTATATTTGCGGGAACGCTAGATGAAAATGATGATCCAGTTTTATCTGGAGCAAGAATGTTAATAAACAAACGTGGTTTATTCTTGTATGACGATAACGATTTAAATGGAACAAATCCAACAACCCAAATTATTGGAAAGTATGATCCTGCATATCCAAACCTAACGCCTGCTACATTTATTACACAAAAAGCTAAGATAGCAGATTGGATTATATCTACTAGTAAAATTGAAAATACTGGTAACGCTATAGCAAACGTTGGAGCAGTCGCTGGAACATTTACTGGTTTATCTCCTAGTGGTACTTATTCTTTTTGGGCGGGCGCAGGAGTACCTGGAGGATATTCTGTTAATGCTAATCAAGATGCAAAATTTTCTGTAAAGCCAGATGGATCTGTTATAGCAAGAAATATAAATGTTTTAGGCGGAACTATAAAAGTTGGATCTAATTTTGAAGTTAATACAAACGGACTAGTCAAAGCTATAGATGCAGAGCTTAGTGGAACAATAAAAGCTTCATCTGGTATTTTGGGATCAATGGATATTGGTGGAACCATTAAAGTTAATGGACAGGATACTCTAGTGGCTGGTCAGTTAAGAGTTACCGTTCCTGGTACAACAGGTGGAAAGATAGAGGTAGGAACATTATCTTCACAAAGCCTTGGAGCCACAGTTGGGGCTGGTATCCAAGTAACAAATACAACAAATGGTGTTTACGCACAACTAGATCCTATTAACGGAATTATAGCCAAGAAGGGAAGCATCGGCGGATGGACTATTGATGCTAATTCAATTAATAATGGAGAAGATATTGGCTTTTATAATACAACAACTTTATCAGATATTGCTATTTGGGCAGGCGGAAGTAGAACAGGAACACCTGGTCCTAATTTCTCAGTAACATATGGTGGTTCTTTAATTGCAAAGGAAGCAACAATATATGGAGTAATCCAAGCCCGCGCTGGGTATTTTGGATTATATAATACAACAAGCAAAAAGATAACTAGCGGATGGAAGATAAATGGACCATCCATACAGTCTTTTATGGACTCTGATGAAAATCCAAATGCTACTCCAAAAGTAAAACTTGATGGCCTCCAGGGATCTATTATTGGTGGAAACATAGTTGGATCAAATCATTATTTTATGGACCCTGCAGTTTGGAACACAACTTACCCTGGTGAAGGAAGCGGAAACCCAGGAGGCGTTGATTACATATCTTCTACTGGAGCATTTAGATTAGCAGGAGGAAAAATAACTTATGCAACACCTACTACACAAAATCCAAATGGAACCTTTAATGTTCAAACAGATTTAGTTGCATCTAATATATTTTTAGGAACAGGAGAAAGTTTTTCAAATGATTTTATATTAGGTGCAAGCAAAATGTTGCCATCTGTAAACGGAATAACAAAACCAGCGGGGTCTTTTAGACTAGCAGGAGGAATGATTACTTATGATGGATCTACATTAACATTTAATCCAGGTGCCGAAGCTATATCTAAATTTAGAATTAAGATGAATGTCCAAGATAATGGAGATGGAACTGCTGGAGATCCAACAATAGTACAGGCTGCGGACGGAACATTGACAGTTGGCAGAGCATTCTTTTATGCTGGAAATAATTATCCTGGAAACGCACTAACTAGAGGCGATATTCCTTCATTCCCTGGAAAAGAGCAAGGAACTAAAGCGTTTTCTGTTGGAGACATAGTATTAAGTAGGAAAGCTTAATGTCTTGGTGGAGAAAAGCAAGTGCAGTAGATAACGGTTCTCATAATATTAATGGCTGGATCAAAATTCAAAGCATATGGAGAAAGGCTTCTATTTCGGATACCATATCTTCTGCATCGAGCTCAAATCCATGGATTGTAGATGGTTGGCTAAGAATAAAAACTGCTTGGAGGTATGCTGGCGCAGGACTATGGGATTTAATATTTACTTCCTTATCTGTACCAGCACCATTAGTTCCATACCCGTACCTTGTTGCAGTTAATACAGACCCAGACAACCCTATGCTCCAGCCAAATACTAAGCTGTATACAACTCGTGGATACTGGGCGGAAGAGCCAATTAACTTTAATATTCAAATACAAGAAAAGCCTCCAGGCGGATCATGGTCTGCGATACAGACACACATAAAAAATTATGATGAATACTTATCCTCAGATGGTTTAGATCAATTCCCACCACTTGCCTCTAATAGATATACTATACCAAAATCAAGAGTTAGGCAAGGATACTCATATAGAACTAAGCATGTTGCAACAAATGCACAAAATCTTGAAGGTACATATATAACAGAAGCAATAATGCCAAGAATGACGCATGGCCCAATAATAAATACATTTACTGTAAGTAATGAGACTTCATATGGAGCTAAGTTTTCTTGGACATTAGATGGAAATGTTGTAGATTCACCAGTTGAAGATTTATTTAAACAAACAATTAGAATTTATGATTATGAAACTGATGAGCTTATATATGACGATGATGTGTTAATTAATCAGCAAACTATAACTATAAACGAACCAACTCTTTTAGAAACTGGAGTAACGTATACTGCAGAAATTACAGTTATATGTCAAGATGGTTGGTCATCAACAGCCAATCCTACACAAGATTTTATGAGAGTAGATTTTACAACAGGAGTTTCTTTGCCAGGACCAGTAAGAAATGTTGTAGCAACACAAACTTCGGGAAGACCTTATAATAATGCAGAGATTACTGTAACATGGAGCCCTCCACTTTTAGACCCTCAAGCAGTTGATTACTATAGAGTTCAGTATGCTTACGTTAATTCTTCTGGAAATTATGGCGGAGTAACATGGAACACTTTGTCTGATACATGGCCAAATACAAGTATTACTAGCTCCCCATATGCAGCAAATTATGGAGGGTATTTTGTTACTCATAAGATTTGGTCTCATAACTCAGCTGGCTATACCCTAACAAGCGTAACTTCAAACGAAATTCTTACATCTACTAAAGCGGAAAAACCAGTAATTCTTAATGCAACAAAAGCTTCTAATACCTCAATCTCTGTATACTTTGACCCACTGTGGGACTATGGTGGCAATAAGGGAGATGGCGGGTCTGTAACAACCTACCGTCTTTACGCCACATCAGACACAGGCCAATTTAATAAACTGATTACAACATCTCCAACTACAATTACGGGACTTACGGCAAATAAATCTTATGAGCTAAAAATAAAAGCTACCAATAACGAAGGAGATGAATATTCAGATGGATTTATTTTAGACATAACAGATAGAACGCCAGTAGCAACTCCTGTATCTGCAGTACTATCTTTACAGGCGGGGCCTGCAGGGCGTCCTGGATCTACATATAGAATTACAGCTCCATCATTTACGAATTTACCAACTGAATATTATTTTCAATATGAAGTAAATAATCAAGGTGCGAATAGCTATGTTAACAGTGGGTGGATATCTAATAGCTATTGGGATTACACTTTTTTAACCGAGACATCAAACACCTTATCTGGTATCGTTTATGCAAGAAATATTTATGCAACAAGCGCTGGAGTTTATACATCAACATCTGTTCCTGTGCTTAAATATAAACCTTCTGATCCAACAATAACAACATCTTCAACTACATCAAGCTGGTCTATTGGGGTCGTATTTGGAGCAAACACAACATCGGTTGAAATTGAATATGGATCAACTATAAATTATGGAACAATTGCAACACTTACATCTTCTAGAACATTTACACCAGTAGGACCATTTCCTAGTAATACAACATATTACTATAGAATCACACCATTTAATTCATCTTCTCCTGGAGATTCAATAACTGGATCAGTAACTACACAAGTTATATTAACTGCTCCTGGGCCAGCAAGAAATGTTTCAATACAAAACGTTGCTTTCAGAAGTTATGGTGAAGGTCAGATATCTATATCCTGGGAAGCTCCATTAAACAATGGAGGATCTGCGATAGATTACTATAGGGTTCAGTATGCTTATGATTATGATTTAAGTACATGGTACACTCTATCAGATACTTGGGCAGCAACATCAATGACGGCTGGCCCATTTCCAGATTCATATACAATTAGGGCAAAAGTTTTTGCACACAATGCACAGGGATATTCTGTTAGTGAAGTTTCACCAGCACCAGGAGCGTACATAAACACAAAAGCAGAAGCACCTAGCCTTTTGACTGCAACAAAATCATCTTCAACATCTATTGCAACAACTTTTACTCCAAGTATTATATACGGAGGAACAAAAAATACTGGAGGCAGTGATGTTATATACTACCTAAGAACATCATCAATCTTAGGACCTACATCTAAACAGGTTACAACATCTCCTTCAACAATTACTGGATTAACAGCTGGATACGACTATACTGTTTTTATAAGAGCATCAAATGATCAAGGAACGGTTGATTCAAATACTATTACTGTTGGTCTTGTAAATGCACCATCACTTATTTCTGCACCAGAGGTAACCCCTAGTTCTGGTACTGCAGGTTCTACTCAATACTCAACGACAAATGGTTCATGGAGTGGAAGCCCAACTGGATACACGTATTCATGGAGATACAGGGAGACAAGCGTTATATACCCAGCTGCACCTGGCACAAATAATCAAAGTACGTATACTCCACCTGCAAATTTTGTTTCCTTGTACGGAAACACATTAAGATGCGTTGTTACAGCAATTAATGGTGGGGGATCAACACCAGCTAATTCAAATGACGTAACCGTTTCTGCTCCAGTATCTGCACCAGTAGGTTCTGTATCTATTTCTCCATCTGGTACAGTTCAAGCACGTACTCAAATAACTGCAACTTCTTCATTTACAAATTCTCCAACCTCATCTTACATTGAAATAAGAAAGGCAACTGGTGCAAACCCAACACAGTCAAGCACACTAGTCACTTCGTCTGCATCTACTCAAGTTTCACATACAATTACAGACTCTGAAGCTTCTGGTACTCCAGATCGGTTTATTGCATTTGCATATGCTTCAAATTCAGGTGGAACCTCACCAACATATTCTTCAAATATTATTACCTCTACGCCATACGTACCCCCAGCACTTGCACCAACTGGAGGCTCAGCATCGGTTAGCCCAGCTAGCGGAACATACGGATCCACAACATTTACTGCATCAACTTCAGGATGGAGTGGATCTCAAACTATAACTTATGCATATTCTTGGCAGAGATTTTTAAGCAATGGGTCTTGGCAAGAAGTTGCGACAGGATCTACATTTTCTCCAACTGTAGCTCAAGGGACCACAGCACTTTCCTGGAGACTTTTTGTAACAGCATCAAATGGAATTTCTCCTAACGGAACAGCAACTGCAACGTTTACAGTTCAAAATCCAACAGTGGCAATACCTTCTGGAGGATCGGTTACTTTAACTGGAACATCAACCGTTGGAAGTATTATATCCGCAGCAACTTCTGGATGGTCTCCAACGCCAACTTCGTATGAAACAATTATTACAACTGCGCTTTATCCTACTATACCAACAGATTTAAGTACAGTTGTTGCAACTGGAACAACATCTGCTTCTTATACAATTACATCAAATGATGCAATTTCGCCAGAAAATATATTCAGATCTTTTGCCAGAGCAACTAACTCTTCTGGTACATCTTCTTATGTTTCTTCAACAAATACTATTACTGCAACAGCTGCAAATACACCACCGTTCTTCCCACCACACTTCCCACCGTTCTTCCCACCGTTCTTCCCACCACACTTCCCACCGTTCTTCCCACCACACTTCCCACCGTTCTTCCCACCGTTCTTCCCACCACACTTCCCACCGTTCTTCCCACCACACTTCCCGTCTACAACACCAGCAGTTCCAACAGGTTTAACAGCTTACCTATCTGGTTCTAATACACAGCTTTCCTGGAATGCAGTATCTGGAGCAACTAGCTATGAGTTGTATTGGGGAACAAGTGCAACAAAACCTTCAAGCTCAGCGACTATAGATTATCCACAACCTGGACAGCCTCTTATCACATCAGAAGTATTTACTGCTCCAATATCTAATCAATATTATTGGTTTATTAGAGCAAGGAATTCTGCTGGGGTTAGCGGCTGGTCTAATGGGGCTTTCACATCTGCAATAGGGCCATCTTAATAAATAGTTAATCTGTAATTAAATTTTGATCATATTGCTAAATGGTATATGATAATGGTATAATATGAAAGGAGGCACAAAATGACATATGAATTAACAAATGAAGAAAAAGAAGCAGTAATAAATCAGCATTCAAGATCACTAGAATATGCAAAGTATAATGTTCAGGTATCTTTGAAGGTTGAAAATGCTGTGTCCACACCAAACACAACAACAATTGCTGATCTAAATACACAGCTTGCAGATATAAATGCAAAGCTAGTTGTTCTCGCCGCAGAATTAACATTAATCGCAGAATAAGGTAAACAAATGGAAGAAAAATCTCAGCTAGTAATATCTGCTATGCAAGAAAGAATTGGCCAGCTTGCTGCTAATTATGAGTTACAAATTGCAATGCTAAGAGCAGAGCTAACAGTTCTATCTAATCAATCAGATGATAAGCAAAAAGCTTTAGATTCTTATTCAGAAGAAATTGCAGCAAAGATGGGGGATTCATAATATGGGTGAAACGTTTGCAGACGGAGAGCCAGTAGATCCAAAAAAATTAGAGAACCTACAAAATCAGATAGATGCCATCAAGATGAGATCTGATGAGTCTTATGACTTGAGTAAGGCTACCGCAGGCGATGTTTCAAAACTTGCCGTGATGCACTTAAGAGCGGGCTTTGTTAGCTTTGACAATGGCATAGGTAAGGGTAAATCAAACTCAAGAAACATACCACTTGCGTGGGAGCCAGAATACGAAGCAGTATTTGTAGTTGCAACACCAAGATTTCAGGACCCATCAAAAAATGATCTTAGGTATTCTATTACTGGTACTGGAACTTCAGGTGGAACTACAACGCTGCATGTTTATTCTAGTACAGGTATAGCTGGAAAAGTTGAATTTCATTGGCTAAGCGCTGGTAGAAAGCCTGTTTCAGATTCATCTTCATAGAATTGCTATTGACACACTGCACCAATATGTTACAATTACTATAACATTAAGCCACGATATCGTGGCTTAATATATATATTAAGGGTTTTAATGACTAACGATTTAAAGTGGATGATTTCATCCGACCAACAATTTCCATATCAGGATGATAAGATGATAGCACTTTGGTTCAAAGTCATGAAGTGGTTTAAACCAGATGTTGTAGATTATCTTGGAGATACAGATGACCAAGCATGTTATAGCAAGTACACAGAAGGAAGATCAGCAGAGTTTTTAAACCTTCACAAGACTGATAGTAGAGACCTGATTGTTCCAATGATGCGTCATGAAGCAAAAGGCGCTAGAGATTTTTACACAAAAACACGAGAGATGCTACCAGAAGCACAATTATTTTCTGCTTTAGGCAACCATGATGTTAGAATTTTTAATTATGTAGACGCAAAGCTTCCTGATTATATTAATGAAGTTACTCCAGAAGCATTGTGGGGCTTAGACTCATTGGGTTACGAGTATATTCATTATAATGAATTACCTAAGCGCCGCTTTGGAGATATACATGTTCACCATGGACTTTCAATTGCAGCAACTGGATCTGTTCGTAAAGACATGGAAGACCTGCAGGTATCTTTAATTAGAGGACACTCGCACAGAATTGCCTCCCACCTTGTAACATACGAACTAAGAAATGGCGGAGAAGGAGAAACTCTTCGTGGTTATGAGCTTGGCCACATGTGTGATGAAAAAGGTCCAGGAATGAAATATATGCAGCACCACGATTGGCAAAAAGGTTTTGCTATTGCACATATTGTAAATGATTATCCACATATTCAGATGATACATGTGGCTCCAGATTACTCATGTGTTGTTGATGGGAAGCTATTTACACTATGATGAAATGCAATAAGTGTCAAGGAAGAGTTTTTGTTGATAGAGTGTTTTCGCAAAAACTACACGTAGAGCTTTTCTGCATGATGTGCGGTAAAAGATGGATGATTAATAAGGATACGAGTGCACTAGGTAAATGGATAGAAAAAAGAGAAAACAGTCAGCTAAAAGCATTCGGTATTTCTTCTTAAATAACAAGATACATAAAGTATTAAGTCATTCAAGATCTAAAGATCAAATGGTTGCCTGGTGCTACCCAGATAAAAAAAGATTGCTATATTCTTATTCACAAGTTTTAAAAACTATGGAGAATGCATATTCAACTAGTCAGGTAGCCCAGATGCTTGGCAAGCATAAGGTTACAATAGAAGATTATATTTTGGACGGGAAGATAAGATATCCTCAAAAAGTATATCCAATAGGTAATCCAGATAGCACATGGTATAAGTTTATGTATAGCGAATCGGACATTATGGACATTCATGAGTTTATATTAGAATCAGGATACTCTAATAATATGCCTTCAAAAAATGAGATGAAAGCTCTTCTCAAACACAACACTATATTGTATACTAAGACCACTGAAGGAAAATTTGTACCAGTATGGAAAGCAGAATAATGTCAAGCAGAGTAGTGGTATGTGATATATGTAAAAAAGAAATAGAATTACGTTGGGGCATTTTTGCTCATGACAGTTTAAGCAGGCATAGAAAGGCTGAGCACTAATGGAAAAAGGAACTCAAGTTAGAGTAGACTTATCTTTTACACGCAATCTGGGTAATTTTGAAAGCATCAAGATTGGTATTGGCGTAGACGATTTTGTTAGAGAAGGCGAAACAGTTGATGCCGCAGCAGATAGAGTATATAAGTTTGTTGAAGATAAGCTAATTCAAAAGACACAAGAAGTAGAAGAGGAATTGCGTGGCAGTAAATAAAGAACCCTACATCCTACTTTCTTTGTATTCTAATCTATATGAGGAGGCTTATAAAACAAAGCCAACTATCAATAGGTATAAGGAAAAGTGGGCAATGCAAGATGTAATAGACAGCATAGGGTTTGATCGATCTAAAGATGTGTTAGAGTATTACTTTAAAACTGGAAAGAATAGGCACCCGCTTAATTTCTTTTACAACAACTTTGATCGAATAGAGGACATGATGATTCAGATTAAAGAAGATAAAATTAACAGAAGCCGTCTGTTGCAGGAGACTAAAAGAATGGTTGAGGATAACTAATGAATACAGAAGCAGAACTCATTTCGGCAGTTTGTAAAAACAAAGATATCAGCACCATTCTTGCAGACAATTCGGACGACCTGTTTGTATCCCATAAGGATATCTGGGAAGGCCTTAAGTCATACTACTATAAGTTTAGAGCAGTACCAGAGGCTGGAATCCTACAAGATAAATTTAAAGACTTTGAGCCAGTTGAAACAAAAGGTGAGACGGGATATTATCTAGATAAACTAAAGAATGAATTTGTAGGCAATAAGTTAAAGACAATTCTTATGCAGGCTGGTTCATCTTTAAAAGAAGATGCTCCATCTAGAGTGCTTGGAACAATGCAATCGCAACTTGCAAATTTGAGTAGGTACACAAACAATGTTAAAGACCTAGATATAACAGATTTAGATTCAGCAGAAAGACACTATGAGTCAGTAAGAACTAGATCTTTAGCGATGGGTGGAAGTCCAGGAATCCTAACAGGGTTTGATGCAATTGATAAGGCATACCCAACTGGAATGGCTCCAGGACACCTCATTGTGGCAATTGGCTGGCCAGGACGTGGTAAGACTTGGTTTACATCGTATCTTGCATGCAAAGCTTGGGAGCAAGGCTTTAAGCCTATGATTGTGTCTCTTGAAATGGCACCAGAGAATATGCGAGATAGAATTTATACTATGCTTGGCTCTGGTTTATTTAGAGCAAGTGACCTGTCTAAGGGCGACATTAACATTGACGATTTTAAAACATGGGGAAAGAAAAAAACTGAAGGCAAAAACAGTTTCATTCTTGTTTCAAATGAAGGTGCAGGAGAAGTAACTCCAGCAACTATTCAGGGAAAGATTGATCAGCATAAGCCAGACTTAGTTATTCTTGATTACCATCAATTGTTTAATGATAATAAGAGAAGCAATTCTGAAGTTGAAAGAAATAGAAATATTTCAAGAGATTTTAAGTTGTTGGCTGTAACAAATGGAATTCCTATTATTGATATTACCGCTGCTACGGCAGATGATATTTCAGATCAAAAAGAACCTCCAATGATGAGCCAAGTTGCATGGTCAAAGGCTATTGAGTATGATGCTGATATGGCTATTGCTATTCATAAGCATGCCAATACAGATTTAATTGAGGTTGTGTCTAGAAAGAATAGGCATGGACATGACTTTAGATTCTTCCTTGACTGGGATATAAATAGAGGAGTTATCACTCCGATCTATGAAGACTTGCCAGAGTTGAGCAAGTGACTCATCAAAATATTAAAAGGTTTCAAATAAGAGTTGAGTTTTTAGATGATTCTGATATGATCAGGATAAAAAAACAATACGAAGATTTGCTTGTAGGACAAATGAAAGATTCTGGATACGCTAGGGCACTTGACATAGACCCAGCTTTTTCGGTAGAATTTGACGGACAAACATGGAAGTTCTTAATGACCCTCCATGGAGTTTATGTAGGAAAGAAGAAGGCATGGCAATTAGAGGGTATGACACAAGGAAAGTTGATACATCGGAATACTCCTCTGCCCACATAAAATCAATAGTCCAAAGTCTAGGTATAGATATGGTTGGAGAAACATCCAACGACTTCCTTGCGTATTGCCCATTCCATTCAAACAGACATACATCAAGCTTTAGCATAAGTAAAACAAAGGGTGCTTATATTTGTTTTAATCCTTCATGCGGTGAATCTGGAACAATGAGCGATCTAGTAAAAAAGATTTTAAATAAAAATGAGTTTCAATCCTTGAGGTATATTGAATCAAAACAGTCTCAGGCCCTAGAAAACTTTGATGAATCGCTTAAGGATATTCTAGAAGACAAGCCAGACTTTGTTGAATTTTCAGAAGAAAAATTAAAGAGTTTATATAATGGATTAATTGTAAATGATAAAGCAAAGGAGTACTTAAAATCACGTGGTATTAATTTGCAATCAATTGACCATTTCTCATTAGGGTATTCTGAAAACATGGACATGATAACTGTCCCAGTTCATAGTCCAGATGGAATACCAGTCGGAGTTGTTGGGAGATCTATTTCTGATAAAAGATTTAAGAATAGCAAAGACTTGCCAAGAAGCAAAACTATGTTTAATATCCATCGTGCTAAAAAAATTGGAGATAGGGTTATAGTTGTAGAGTCTAGCTTTGATGCGATTCGTGTTCATCAGGCTGGCTTCCCGAATGTTGTTGCCACCCTGGGGGGTCACATATCTGGACAAAACCTTAACCTGTTAAATAGATACTTCAATACAGTTATTATTATGACTGATGCAGATAAGGCGGGAAGAGATTTAGGCTCAACAATTGCATATAAACTAAGTAATAAAAACATCTTGTGGGCATCGCATTCTTATGGTAGAATATATCCAGAGGGTGTAAAAGATGCAGGTGACATGTCTGATGAAGACATTAAAGCCTGTATAACAAATGCCATATCTAATTTCGAATATAAAAATTAAACAATAATATAAGTGATTACAAACGGATATATACCGTTACATACATAAGGAGAATAAAATGGGAATAGTAAAAGGTTTGTCAGGAATGACAAAGGCAATGGACAAGGTTACGTATACTAGTTCAGAAGATAGCAAGGCAAAGTGGTTAAAGATTGAAGACGGAGAAGCAGTCAAGATTCGCTTTCTGCAAGAATTAGATCCAGATTCACCACACTATAATGAAAAAATGGGTTGCGGATTTTTTGCAATTGAGCACACAAACCCTAAAGATTATCGCCGTAAGGCACTAGACACAATGGAAGATGAAGGCCGTGACTGGGCTCAAGAACAGCACCGTAAAGATCCAAAGGCTGGCTGGGGTGCAAGAAAGCGCCTATATATTAATGTCCTAGTTGATGACGGAAAGACTGAGCCATATGTAGCAATTCTTTCTCAAGGAGTAAGCGGTAAAACAATTACACCAACACTGATTGAATATGCAAATGAAATGGGAAGCATCACAAATCTAATGTGGCGTGTAAAGCGTAGTGGTCTTAAGACAGACACAAGCTACACAATTATACCGTTGGCTAAAGATGAAAAGCCATTCGACTTTTCTGCTGTTGAGCTGTTTGATTTAGAAAAAACAGCAGTGCGTAGCGTTCCATACGCAGAGCAGGAAGCATTCTATACTGGTGAGTCATCTCCAGAAGAACGAGAGTCATCCTCAACAAGTAGCAGCGTAGACTGGTAAGAGAGAGTATAGGCGGAGAATTAAGTTGAACTTTACACATTTGCATGTGCATTCTTTCTATTCATTAATGGATGGGCTTAATTCTCCTGCCGAACTTGTAAAGGCTGCGAAAGAAGCTGGTCAGACTTCTCTGGCTATTACTGACCACGGAACATTATCTTCACACCGTGAAATGCAAATTGCATGTAAAGAGCAAGGAATCAAGCCAATTCTTGGAGTGGAAGCATACATTTCTCCAACAGATAGATTTGATAGGTCTTCAAAGACAGATAAATCAATTCAGGCCTATAACCATATTATTCTTTTAGCTAAGAATAAAAAGGGTCTAGAGAATATCAACACCCTTCAGGAGCTTGCATGGACAGAAGGCTTTTATCATAAGCCACGTATTGATAGAGAGGTATTGAAAGAGTATGCAGAAGGTATTATTGTATTGTCTGGATGCCTTAACGGGCTTATTAGTAAGGCTATTGAACGCCAGGAATTCTCAGAAGCAAAACTTGTACTTCAAGACTTTAAGAAAACTTTTGGTGAAGACTTTTACGTTGAGGTCCAATCTCATAACCCGACAGAAATCAACTCAAAGCTTTTGGAGCTGGCTGATCAACTCAAGATAAAAGCGGTGGCAACAGGAGATGCTCACTTTGCTAAAGAAGAAGATAGAGTATTAGAAGAAGCAATGCTTATTCTATCAACATCTCCTAAGTCAGATAAAGATGCAGACTTTGAAATGTCCAGACAAATGCCAGACATGATTGATAGATTTAATTACTTATATCCAGACCGTAGAATATCATTTCAAGACTATAATCTATTTATTCAGAGTAGGTCTGAAATTGAGGCGGACTTTAATAAGGCAGGAATTACTCGTACAGATATATATGATAATACAATGGAGATTGCTGATAAAATTGGCGAGTATGACTTCCATGAGGGGCTAGATCTGCTACCTATCCCAAAGACCAATGCTGACAAGAAACTGTCTGATATGGCCTTAGAAGGCCTTAAAAGACTATCCCTAGACAAAGATCAGGTCTACCTGGATAGAATTGCAGAAGAATTATCTATAATTAAAGATAAGGCATTTGCTTCATATTTCCTAGTTGTAGCAGATATGATTACATGGGCTAAGTCAAATAATATTATGGTTGGCCCAGGACGTGGCTCTGCAGCTGGATCATTAGTTTGCTATGCCCTTGGAATTACAGATGTGGATCCAATTAAATATGATCTTCTATTCTTCCGATTTATTAACCCAGAGCGCAATGACTTCCCAGATATAGATACAGACTTTGAAGACCGACGTCGCAAAGAGGTAAAGGATTATCTAAAGAAAAAGTTTAAGCACGTTGCTTCTATTTCTACATATACTTATTTTAAAGATAAGGGTGTAATTAGAGATGCTGCTCGTGTATTCATGGTTCCACTTTCAGATGTTAATCGTGCAATGAAATCGATTGATACATTTGAAGACTTTATGGATTCGCCAAATACAAAAGAGTTTAGAGCAAAGTATCCAGAAGTAACTTGGCTTGCAGAAAGACTTCGTGGAAAGATTCGAAGTGTTGGAGTCCATGCTGCAGGTGTTGTAGTTGCAAAAGATGATTTAAGAAAGTACGCACCAATAGAGTCCAGAGCTGATGCAAATGATGAAGTCTCTGGAAGAATTCCAGTCGTGGCATACGATATGGATACGGTTGCAGATATAGGTCTTATTAAGCTAGATGCCCTAGGTCTTAAGACTTTATCTGTGATCTCTGATACTTTAAAATCAATTAAGAGTAGATATGACAAAGACATTAATCTTTATGACATTGCTTTAGATGATGAGAATGTTTATAAGATTTTTAACGATGGATACACAAAGGGAATATTCCAGGCAGAAGCAACACCATATACAAACTTACTTATAAAAATGCGTGTCGATAAATTTGAAGACTTAGCTGCATCAAATGCTTTGGTTAGACCAGGAGCTATGAATACAGTTGGAGCCTCTTACATCAAGCGTAAGCACGGTAATGAAGCAGTTAATTATATCCATCCAATTATGAAACCTTTTACAGAAAATACATACGGGGTGATTATATATCAAGAGCAGGTTATGCAAGCATGCGTACACCTAGGAGGAATGACTTGGTCAGAGGCTGACAAGGTTAGAAAGGTTATTGGTAAAAAGCAAGATGCAAAAGAACTCAGTCCATTCAAAGATAAATTTATTCAGGGCGCTAAAAAGCATATCAGCGCAGAAGAAGCAGACAATCTCTGGAAAACATTCGAAGCTCACGCTGGATACTCATTCAATCGTAGTCACGCTGTCGCTTATTCTATGCTTTCTTATTATACCGCTTGGCTTAAGTGCTATTATCCTTTGGAATTTTTATTCTCGATCCTTAAAAATGAAGGGGACAAAGACGCCAGAACAGGCTATTTGATTGAGGCTAAGAGGCTTGGGATTAAAGTTAAGCTGCCACATGTAAATGAATCAGATGTAAATTTTTCACTACAAAAAGATTCAATTAGATTTGGTTTAGCTGAAGTTAAATTTATTTCAGACAGCATTGCAAATAAAATTATTGAAAAGAGACCTTATGAAAACTATAAAGATTTTGTTGACAAAGCATCCAAAAAGGGTAGCGGCATTAACTCTAGGGCCGTTAATTCTCTTAATGCTATTGGGGGCGCTGCTTTTGATGATAACCCTAGAAGCGGTAAAGAAGCAGAGTCTTATTACGAGTTTTTAGGAATACCTTCCTTTAACCTCTCCAACTTAGAGCCAAGAGTAAAGGCACAAGCTAGACCTATTGATGAGTTTGAAGAGCTAGGATCTTTTGTTATGTTTGGGATGGCTAAAAGTATAAAGCGTGGGAATGGCTGGTCACGAATAGAGTTAGTCGATGAAAGTGGATCTGTTGGACTGTTTGATATCGAGCAGACAAAAATAGAAACAAACAAAATGTATTTTGTTTTAGTTGGAGACAATCGAATATCTAGATATATAGATGTAGATTCTATTACCAAAGATTCAGATGATCCATTTGTAAAGTATTTATATGCAAAGTCTTACCCCATTGACGAAAATCAAAGGTTTGTGATAAGCTATACTCCATATAAAACAAAAGCTGGCAAAACCATGGCTCACCTTGTAATGTCAGATAAAGATAAGAATCTAAATAGAGCAATTGTATTTTCAAGCATGTATCCAATTTCTTTGGCAAAAATGCGAGAAGGAATGATATGCGAGCCAGTTCTAAAAACTTTAGAAGATGGAACACTTATGGTTAAGGAAGTAAAATGACATATAATGCAGAAGATGTATTTAAAACAATGAACGCCTCTAGGGTTTTAGTGGCTATATTAAGTAAAATAGGTTCTGTTGAAATATCAACGGAAGACTTTATGAAGACAACCAATGATGATATGCAACTTTCAGTTACATATAATGATGAAGGCTTGTCATTTGAATTTAAGCTAGAGCCACTAGGATTTAAATCTGACTACGAATTGGCTAACGAATAAATAAATGGAAATGAACCTAAATGATATTTTAGCAAAGCTTGACCCTAAGACTAGAGCAAGGGTACAGTCTGCAGTTGATATTCAAGTAGACAAGCAGCCAACACCAAGCATAGGATTAACCTTTGCTTTAAATGGCGGCTTTGCCTATGGTCGACAGATATTAGTTTGGGGAAACAAGTCAGCAGGAAAATCTTCGTTCTGTCTACAAATGATTGCACTTGCACAAAAAGAAGGAAAGACTTGTGCTTGGATTGATGCAGAGCATTCTTATGATCCAGAATGGGCAGAGAAACTGGGAGTTGACTCAAAAGAATTGATATACTCACCAGCTAAAACTGTTAATGACATGGTGGATGTTGCAACAAAACTTATGGAGGCTGGTGTAGATCTAATTGTAGTTGATTCAATCTCAGCACTTCTTCCAGCCATATACTTTGAAAAAGATGGAAATGAAATGAAGGATTTGCAAGACACAAAGCAAATTGGCGCAGAAGCTAAGGACATGACCCACGCAGTCAAAATGTTAAATTATGCAAACAAAAATACGCTACTCGTTCTTATATCGCAGCAAAGAAATCAGTTTGGATCTATGCATGCCAGCCACATCCCAACAGGAGGAATGGCTGTTAAGTTCTTCTCCTCTACCGTTATCAAGCTCTGGTCTTCAGAGGCTGAGGCTAATGCTATTAAAGCAGGTGTTAAGGTTGGCGACAAGATTATTGAACAAAGAGTTGGAAGGCCCGTTAACTGGATTGTTGATTATAACAAACTCGGTCCCCCTAACCTCTCTGGCCAATACGACTTCTACTATCAAGGAGAGTCACTTGGCATAGATCTTGTTGGAGAAACCCTTGACGTTGCAGAAATGTGCGGGATAATAGAAAAAGGTGGAGCATGGTATACAGTAAATGGAGAACGTTTTCAAGGACGTGCAAAGGCTGTGGCATATTTAAAGGAAAATCCAGATGTTGTAGACAAATTAATAGGAGAAATAAATGCCAAATCTTAATGAATTTTTTGCTTCTCAACCTAAAGATGTTCAAGATCAAAGGATTGAGAAAATAGAGCAAGAAAGACCGTGTAGCAAATGTGAGTTGTCTGCTCCATTTTATAATTTTAATCAAGCTACATTAGAAATGTATTGGACATGCTCTAATGGACATGAAACAAAGCATAAGCTTAATTAATGTCGGAGAGAGCAGAAGTAAAACGAGATGGCGCCAAGGCACAAAAAAATAGTGGTCGCGGTGAATATCAAAAAGGTGATGCTAAATGGAAAAATTTTGTAGTAGACTACAAAGAGGCCAAAGCATCATTTACTTTAAACAAAGATGTATGGGCTAAAATCTGTACAGATACTTTTAAGGTAAGCAGGGACATGCATCCTGCTCTTAAAATTATTATAGGAGGGGATTCCAAGGTCCGTCTTGGAATCATAGAGTGGTCAGTCTTAGAAGAACTGATTACATTTTGGGAGGAAAATAAAAATGGCTAATCCAATTATTACAATCGTAGGCAGAGTTGGCAGCGAACCAGAAACTGTAGGATCTAATGGTCTTCGTTTTAGAGTTGCAACAAATGATCGTGTTAAGAATGATACTACTGGTGAGTGGGAAGATAAGAACACCTCTTGGTGGACAGTAAAGGCTTGGCGCACACTTGCAGAGCAATCAAAGTCTGTAATTAAAAAGGGCATGGAAGTTATTATTGTAGGAAAGATTTATGAAGAAAGCTGGACAGATAAAGAAGGAACAAAGCGAACCTCATATGAGATCAATGCTGATTCTATTTCTGTAACAGCATACACACTATCTAAAGATAAGGCTCCAAGCAGCAACGATTTCCCTTCATATAAAACATATGCTGAGGTTCCATTCTAGTGATATACTTTGTATATGGCACCCTGCTTGGCTTTGTTGTTGGGTATGGGGTAGGTTTACTAATGGATAAATGGGATAAAAAGATTAAAAATGACAGAGGATAAAAACACATTAGAGTTGATTAACTCTATAACCGAGTTCAATGATCTGCATGAGTACATGAATGATGCTCAGCTAGATAGAGCATTGGCTGTTATCGTAAAGCTTTTGTTGAACCCAGATGTTCCTGCGGCTAAAGCCCCACAGCTTATTATTGAGTTGCAGGCAATGTCAACTAAGTTTGCCATGATGGCTTCTTACTATTCAACAATAGCAAAAGATAAAGCGGGAACCACGAATAACAATAAGAAAAATATATATTATTCAGCAAAGGAGTCCATAGACAAACTTGTAGATGCACTTAAGTATGTCGTTAGGTATAATTTGTAATGGGTAGAAACATAGTTAAAAATTTAAAGTTTAAGAAGCACACTGGTAAGTTCTTTGACCCAGAGCTTTTTGCATCAATGCTTGACGAGTCATATAAAAATACTAAAAGGGCAGATGGAGAAATGACTAAGAAGTCTTTTAGCCCAAGCTCTTTAGGTTATGGTCATGGAACATGCCCTAGGTATTGGTATATGGCTTTTTCGGGTGCTGTATTTATTGACAATAATGATGCAGTTGCAGTTGCAAACATGGCTCAGGGAACTCAAGCTCATGAAAGACTTCAAAACTTAATTAAAACTATGCCGCAATGGATTGCAGAAGAAGAAGAAATCGTTAACGAATATCCACCAATCCGTGGGTTCATTGATCTAATAATGGAATATGACAATGAAACAGTAATTGGTGAAATAAAGACTGCAAAGCAAGAGGTGTGGGATACAAGGCAGGCAGAGATGAGCCCATCGCCAAATCACTTACTTCAGCTGTTAACTTACATGAAGCTTAAGAATGCTAAAGAAGGATTTTTTCTGTATGAGAATAAAAATACTCAAGAGATACTGATAATTCCAGTATCAATGAACGAAAGAAACACAAAGATTATTGAAGACACATTCCTTTGGATGAGAGAGGTTTGGGATAATTTTAAAGATGGCGACCTTCCTATGAAGCCAGAAGGTGCAACAAAAACTAAAATGCCATGCACTTATTGTCCAATTAAAAAGGAATGCTATTCAAAGGATACACCTACTGGAACAGTTCAGATAGAAAGATTTAAGGTGCCTTTATAATGATATGCGCTAATTCAGATTGCCCAAATGGTAAAGAGTTTACTCCAAAGACTCATAACCAAAAATATTGTGGTGATGATTGCTGCAGAGTTGCAACAAATAAAAAAATCATGGAAAAATACTATGAGAAAAAAGCAATTAGATCTGGCCAAAAAAGATACTGCAAGTCATGCAAAGCATCTTTAAGTAGATATAATACTTTAGATATATGCTCTAAGTGTGAAAAAGATAATTCTAAATCTGATAGAAACAAAATATTGAGGATGATAAATGACGCTAGCGAAGCTATCTAGGACTAAGGCAAGCAGGGTTCTCGGAATAGACGCATCAACATCTTCTGTCGCCTTTTGTCTTATTGAAGGAGATAAGCCAGTCAAGTGGGGAAAGATTAACTTAGTAGGCAATGATATATATGAAAAAATATATAATGCTAAAACTAGAGTAGCAATGATGCTAGATGAACTAAAAAGTGATTATATTGCAATTGAAGGTGCGATACTTGTCAGATCACCTGATGCTGTGATAAAATTATCTTATGTTTATGGAGTTGTCATTGCTGAACTAATGTCTACTGGAGCTTCTGTTATAACCATATCACCAAGTTCCTGGCAAGCCTTTATTGGAAATAAGAATCCAACCAAGGAAGAGAAGGCATCTATAAGGTTGCTAAATCCAGGATATGCAGATTCATGGTATAAAAATCAATTAAGAAATATGAGAAAGCAAAGAACGGCAGATTACTTTAATAAAAAGCATGGATTAGATATAAAAGATTTTGATGTGGCTGATGCATTTGGCATAGCTTACTACGCTAGAGAGGTCCTAACAAACAAATGACACAAATATGGAATGATATAAGCGCACAGGAAGAGTTTGTTTTAGACCTCCTTGAAAATAAAAAGGGTGGCTACTATGTTGAGCTGGGAGCATTCCATTCAGAAAATGGAAGCAACACAAATAAATTAGAAAAGCAATTTGATTGGAAAGGTGTTTCTTTTGAAATAAGAGAAGACTTTAGAAAAGAATTTAATGAAAATAGATCCAATCCTTGTATGGGCGACGCTTTAGATTTTAATTATATATCCTACTTTGAAGAAAATTTATTCCCAAAACAAATAGATTATTTGCAGGTGGATATTGATTCTGGGTATCAGGGAAACGGGAGATCCATCGGAAGTGCATACACAAGCCTTCATGGACTTTTGGCTGTCCCGCTAAACTCATATAGATTTACGGTTATAACATTTGAGCATGATGCCAATATGTATTGGAGAAATATTGTAATGCGAGATGTTCAAAGAGAAATACTAGACTCACTTGGGTATTCAATTGTTGTTAGAACAGAATCAGAAGATTGGTGGGTTGATCCAAACGTTATTGATTTAGAGTCATATCGAAAGCATTTCAAATGGGATCACCTATGAAATTATATAAAAATAAAGACTGGCTTTATAGAAGATATGTAGTACAGAAAAAAACTATGGAAAATATAGCGCAAGAGTGTGGCGTAACCGTTATGACCATATATAGAGCTTTAAAAGAAAAGGGATTAATAAAATGAAACCAGCACCAATTTTTGAAGACTCAAAAGAATTTAGATACGATGACCTTTATTTGCTTACAGTTGGAACTGAAGCAGGGCATGAGATTTTAACAACCTGTCTTGACATTGCTCATATGCTAATTAAAAAGAATATATCGTATGGAAATTCAGCCCTAGACCCAGTTCGTATATTTTCTAAGGCGGGACCAAAAGAACAACTATACGTTAGAATTGATGATAAATTAAATAGACTTATTAAGGGTGAAGAATACCCAGGAGATAATGATATTGATGATCTAATTGGATATTTAATCCTATTAAAGGTTGCCAAGGAATTTGCTATTTCAGTCGACTAGAAGTATAATGTACCTATATGGAAATTGAATTAGCTGATCATTTTGATCGCATGAACATGGTAGTTGAAGAACTTCTTAAGGGAAGTACTCCAACTCAAATTGCTACAACTACTGGACTTAAAAGAGCAGAGGTTCTAGAGCATATTGACGAATGGAAAGAGTTTGTAAAGAACGACTCTGGTGCTCGTGACAAGGCAAAGGAAGCCATATCTGCGGCTGATCAACACTATGCAATGCTTATTAGCGAAGCTTGGGATCTAGCAAAAGAAGCAAAGATGCAGGGCCAGTTAAATGTACAGAACTCAACACTTAAATTAATAGCAGACATACAGGGTAAAAAAGTTGCCATGCTTCAAGATGTTGGGCTGCTTGAAAACAACGAGATTGCTTCTCAAATAGCAGAGTCAGAAAGAAAGCAAGAACTGCTCGTAAAGATATTAAAAGAAGTAACTGCGACTTGCCCAAAATGTAAGCTAGAAGTTGCAAAACGTTTATCTCAAATTACTGGAATTGTTGAGCCAATAGAGATTATTGAGGAAGTCAGTGGAATTTGATTTTAATGATCTCATCGATATCTTGGATGGCGAAGAGTTTGATGAAAGACCAGTAGATTTAAGAACTTTTGTAACAGACAAAAATTACTTAGGTCTGCCCGATCTATCAGAACACCAATACACACTTATTGAAAAATCATCTCAGATATACAAAGAGTCTACATTAATAAAATTATTTGGTGAAAAAGAAGGATCTATAAGATTTAAGCAAACAGCCAATGAAGTTGTTGCTCAATTAGGTAAGGGCAGTGGAAAAGATTATTGTTCTACCATATCAGTTGCATATATAGTATATTTACTATTATGCTTAAGAGACCCAGCGTCATATTATGGAAAGCCACCTGGAGACTCAATAGATATTATTAACATTGCTATTAACGCTCAACAGGCAAACAATGTATTCTTTAAAGGATTTAAGAACAGGGTTACTCACTCACCCTGGTTTACTGGTAAGTATTTTGAAAAAGCATCAGAGATTAAGTTTGATAAAAATGTTACAGTGTATTCTGGACACTCAGAAAGAGAAGCCTTCGAGGGATATAACGTATTGGTTGCGGTGCTCGATGAAATTTCTGGCTTTGCACTAGATAGCACAAGCGGTCATGATCAAGCAAAAACAGGAAGCGGAATATATGATATGTACAGGGCATCTGTAGATTCTCGTTTTCCAGATTATGGCAAGGTAATACTTCTTTCTTTCCCAAGATTTAAAAATGATTATATTCAGCAAAGATATGACGACATCATATCTGAAAAAGAAGTCATATCTAGGTCACATAGGTTTAAGTTAGATCCAGATTTGCCAGATAACACAGTAGGCAACGAGTTTGATATATTTTGGGATGAAGACCAAATAATTTCTTATAAGTATCCTAGAGTATATGCAATTCGTAGACCAACATGGGAAGTTAATCCCACAAGAAGTATTGAAGATTTTAAAATTGCTTTCTATAGAGATGTTACTGATGCGCTAGGAAGATTTGCATGCATGCCACCAGAAGCAATAGATGCCTTCTTTAAGTCTCGTGAAAAGATTGAAATGGCCTTTAACGATCTTTCTGTAGCGGTAGATAGCTTTGGAAGATTTGAAGAGTGGTTCTTGCCAAAAGATGACACAGAATATTTTATACATGTTGACTTAGCTCAAAAGCATGACCATTGTGCTGTGTCTATGGCTCACATTGAAAAGTTTGTTAGTGTTAAGGTTACTGACACATATTCTCAGCCAGCACCAATTGTTAAAGTGGATGCCGTTATGTATTGGACTCCTACTTCAGACAAGTCGGTTGACTTTAGCGAAGTAAGAGATTACATATTGTCTTTAAGATCAAGAGGGTTTAATATTAGGGTATGTACATTTGACAGATGGAACTCCCACGACATGATGCAACAGCTGAAGCAATATGGAATTAACACGGAAACTTTATCTGTAGCTAAAAAACATTACGATGATATGGCCATGGTTGTTCTGGAAGAAAGATTAAATGGGCCACACATACCTCTCCTTGTCGATGAATTGCTGGAGCTAAGAATTATGAGAGATAAGGTCGACCACCCCAGAAAAGGTTCTAAGGACTTGGCTGATGCAGTATGTGGATCCATCTACAATGCAATTAGTTTAACTAGAGCAGCGTTTGGCGATATAGAAGTACACGACTATTCATCTGTTAAGAAACAATATAGAGAGTCTTTGGTCGTAGATAGTCCTAATCTAATTAGAGCACCATCTCCTATGCCAAGAGATCTTTCTGATGCATTAAGTGGAATGGAAATACTATGAGTATATATCAAGAAAAAGCTAAAGAGTGCAAGTGCTGTAGCAAGCACGTCCCTTTGCCAACAAGACTAAAGGATTATGATGGCATACTTGTATGCCCAACAACATTTGACAACATTCATGAATATAAAAGAGTGTGGTCTGATATTGGCAAAAGACCGCCTGGCAGCATAAGAAAACATTTTTCAGAGTATGTTCAACAAATAGTAGAGCAGTCTATTGACAAAATCGGTAACTAAATAATATAATTAGGCTAAGCAACAATAGCTTAGTTGGTTAAAGCCCCGAACTCATAATTCGGTAATCGTAGGTTCAAGTCCTACTTGTTGCACAGAAAGGTAGCAATGTCAAAACCATTTGATGAAGAAGATGAAGAAGATCTAATGATTAAGATTCAGCACTATCTAGATATTGGTGCAATTAAAATTGTTGGATTCTCAAAAGACGGAGAAGCAATTTTTGAGTTAAATGAAAATGTAACTCCATTACTTGCACCAGATTTGTGGGAAGCTCATGAGCATTATGTAGAATCCGAACTAATAGATCTATTAAATAGTGATTTAATGCAGGTTGAGTATGATGAAAATCTTCGGGTAACATATAACTTTACAGAAGAAGGATATAATATAGCAAAGCAAAAGGGAATAATTCCATTAGAGGCTATTGAAGATTTTGATTTTTAATAGTATAATTTAATTATACCTCTGTAGCTCAGAGGAAGAGCAACAGACTTCTAATCTGTTGGCCGCTGGTTCGATTCCAGCCAGGGGTACTATGTTCCTATAGCTCAGCTGGTAGAGCAGCAGACTTTTAATCTGCGGGTCGATGGTTCGATACCATCTGGGGACACAAAAAATTGGAGGGTGTTATGAAAAAAGCAATCATTACGGGAGTAAGCGGTGGGGTAGGTAACCTATTAGCTTATACACTATCTAATAACGGATACCTTGTAATTGGAACATCAAGACATCCAGAAGGAATAACTAATCTAAGCATTGAAAATGTAAAAATTGAACACTTGGACCTATCAGATGAGACAAGCATTAATAATTTTTATAACAGATATAAAGATGAAACAATAGACCTAATTGTAAATAATGCTTCCTGTGCTGGCTTAGATGGGGCTAAAGCGCTGAGCAATGAAACTACTGATAACTTTATGCATTCATATATGGTTAATGTTGCTGGCCCAATGTATTTGTCAAAACTTTTTATACCAAACCTTAAAAAATCTGAAAATGCCACCATTATTTTTATATCTTCATTTGCAAAAAAACATTTCTATGATGGTGGAGGAAACTATGCGACCTCAAAGCTATCAATATCTGGACTTGCAAAATTATTTAGGCTAGAGCTATCTCATTTTAAGGTAAAGGTTACAGAGGTATGTCCAGCAGCAATTAATACCCACCAGCATAATCATGGGGCATTGGAAGCAGAAGATATAGCAAATGCTATATTGTGGGTAAGTAAATTGCCTCAGAGATGTAATATTGATCTTATTGAGATATCCCCGTCAAACGCGGCACAGGGATAAAATGAATACCATAACTAATCATGATGATGAAAAAACAATTTTTATAACTATAGCTGCATGCGGAGAATTTTTTTTAGAGCAGACTATAAGAAGTGCAATGTCTTTAGCCAGTAATCCAAATCGTTTATACTTTGGAGTTTTTAACAACATATTAGACAAAAATTTAGTATCATATTGGGATGCAAATAGAGATAAATCTTTTAAATCAAAAGAAGATCTTTCCATGCTTTCAAATCCATTTTTTACTAATAATGAACAAATAGTTTATGCAGAATTGACAACTAGTGTTCCTATGGGGGTCGGTCATGGAAGATTTAACGCAGCTCTTTTATCTTCAGAAGAAAGATATGATTATTTTTTTCAAATTGATGCCCACACAATATTTTCTAATGATTGGGATAAAATAATAATAGAAAATTACAACACAATTAAGCGAGAAGAAGAGATTGATAGTATCATATTGAGCTGCATTCCAGGAATCATCTGGACATATGACCCCAAAAATAGAAATGATGTGTATAGCTATCAAGAGTTACTAAATGAGAATGGTATTAAATTTTTAAATCCTTACGAGAATAATTACAATAATCTAAATTTTGATTTTTTTAATGGCATTCCTAAGATATCATTAAATGGCTGGGCACCAAGTCATAGCGGATCAACATTTTTATCTGAAAATATAGGTGTTCCAATTGTTATTGGTGGCGAGGGTTTTGATGATAAAGATTATAAGGAAACAAATTGCGTACATGCATCATTTATGTTTGGAGAATATTCAATGTTAAGGGATATCATGCATGATCCCCAGGATAGTTTTAGTGGGGATCAAACAAATTATAGTTTAAGGCTGCTATCTAGAGGATACAGAATATTCTCTGTAAAAAAACCAGTACTTGGATCTTTAAATAAGTCAGATGAATATGGACTAAAAGATGTTGTTGGCGAGCCTGGAAGGGTAAAGTCTTTAGATACAGATAGTAACTGGAGAGACTTTGAATCAAAATCAAAATCAGGGCAAAGACTTTATGGATCAATTTTAATTAACTCTAAAAAAAGATGTGAAGATATTTTTTCTGGCAAGTATTTGGGTTATTGGGGAGCCCCAGATATGGACTCATTAAAAATAGCAAAGGGCAAGATGGGCCTGGATTAATTTATTTTAATCTGATATACTTATTAAGTCGATGGGGTAGAAAATAATGTCAAAAAATATAGTTGTTGTTGGTGGAGGTAGTGCTGGCTGGCTTACTGCTTTAACAGCAAAGAAGAATTATCCAAAACTAAATGTTACTGTCATAGAATCAAAAGATATTGGCATACTTGGTGCAGGAGAAGGATCTACTCCGTATCTTCCTGCATTCTTAAAAACATTGGATATAGGGGTAGAGGATTTAGTAAAAAATTGTGATTTAACTATAAAAAATGGAATTAAGTTTACTAGATGGAACAACCAAGATGATTTTTACTACCACGGATTTGACTTTACAGACCCAACTGTTGGAACAGAAGGACTTTCTTCTATGTTTTTGTCTTCAAGCCCCATCCTTGTTTCAAGTATTGCACTAAACAATAGCTTAAAAAATGTAGACTTTACAGAAATAGTTTCAGAAAATAACAAAGTTCCTTTCATTATTGAAAAAAATAAAGATGGAAAATCTATATCAGACTATAAACAGATAGGTCTTGTTTCTTTTCATTTTAATGCTACAAAACTTGCAGCAAGGCTTAAAGAGATAGGAATAGAAAGAGGAATTAAAGTTTTTGAAGATACAATAATCAAAGTGTCTTTAGATGAGTCAAGCAATGTAACAAGCTTAGATCTTGATAACGGAAATAGCATTCCTTCCGATTTTGTTTTTGATTGCAGTGGATTTCATAGGCTTATTATTGGAAAAACATTTAACTCAAAATGGAAAAGCTATAAAGAATTTTTGCCAACAAACTCTGCCGTCCCATTTTTTATTGAAATGACAGATACAATTCCTCCATACACAGAAGCAATTGCAATGAAATATGGTTGGATGTGGAAAATCCCATTGCAATCAAGGTTTGGCTGTGGCTATGTGTATGACTCTTCTTTAATATCAGAGCAATCTGCCATTGAAGAGATAGAAGAATTACTAGGATTTGTTCCAACATATCCAAGAAAAGATAAAGGCGGATTTAGTTTTAGTCCAGGGTCATTCGAAGAGCCTTGGCAAAACAACTGTGTTGCCGTTGGGCTTGCAGCAAACTTTGTAGAGCCCCTAGAGGCAACTTCTCTTTGGGTCAGCATGGTTCAGCTGACAGAAATATTTGGCGCACCAAGCCTATTTGTTAGCAACACTCAGCAAATAAGAGATGAGTTTAATAAAAAGATTGTAAGAATGAATGACGATATACTTAACTTTATATACTTTCACTACATGTCTTTAAGGAAAGACACACCATTTTGGGAAAAATTTTCTTATGAAAACGCCCCAGAAGAACTAAGGAATAAGATAAAAATTTGGGAAAGCAGAATGCCAGGGAAACTAGACAATGGAGAGTATTGGAAGTCCAAGAGCTGGTTTGTGGTAGGATCTGCTATAGACAAAATAAATAAAGAACTTGCCAAAGAATACGTAGAAATTTATAATGAGTACAAAAAGGCTATTGATTTGTATGACTACTATAGTACATATCGTAATCACAAGGTTTCAGAATGTGTGAGCCATAGAGAATTTTTGGATGGGCTTAAATGAAATTTAGAACACAATGGATACTCGCCCTTCGTAGCATGGGCAATAAGTCTTATTGGAATAAGCCTAATACTGTAGAGTTCTTTGCTTTTATGACAAAAGCAGCAATTATTATTCCAGGCCTTTTATTTAATACACAGATATGGTGGCTTTATATTATTGCTTTGATAACAAGCCTATCGCTTATTTGGTCATCAACAGTCAAAACATTGCCAACAATTATTTGGTTTAACATACTGTGGTCTTTGCTCGCCGCAGCTGCTATAATTAAGTATTGGGTCTAAGGAGGACTATATGTTTGAATATTATGTAAAGAAAGTAAGCAAGGTTGTAGATGGGGATACTATTGATGTAGATATCGATCTTGGATTTGATATATCATTTACTTCAAGGGTAAGACTGGCTGGTATAGACACCCCAGAAAGCCGTACTACAGATAAAATGGAAAAAGCATTGGGCCTTGAAGCCAAAGCATACTTAAAGAATGCAATTGACTCAGCTAAAACTGTTGTTATTAAAACAGAAAAGATGGACTCATCAGAAAAATATGGTCGTATTTTAGGATGGGTATTTTTGGACGGATCAGATAAATCTATTAATCAAAAGATGATTGAAGATGGTCATGCCTGGGGTTATATGGGAGAAACAAAGGTTAAAGACTTTGATGAATTGGCAAGAGCTAGGGCTAAATCTAAAAAATAACTTGCAATTATAGTTTGCAAAATGATATAATATATTGGTGTCCGCCAAATGGGGTCACTAATTTAACTCGCTTAAAAGGAGCAAAAATGGTAACAAATTTCGCCATGGATCTTTTCAAGGATCCATTTTTTATTGGTTTCAACCGAGAGTTGGAACGATTTAACAGTCTAAGTAAAGTAAACAATACAGCATTCCCGCCGTATGATTTGCTAAAGCTTGACGAGGATAACTATCAGCTGTCACTAGCAGTTGCTGGATTCACAAGAGATAATCTAACTGTATCTATTGAAGACGGAAGTCTATGGATTACAGGTGAAATCAAAGAGGTAATAGACGCAGAAGTTGTTCATAAAGGAATAGCTGCACGTAAGTTTACAAGAATCTTTGAGCTTAGTGAATACATGGAAGTATCCAATGTCGAGCTGAAGGATGGAATGCTACACATTAATGTAGTAAGAAACATCCCAAAGGAAAAGCAACCAAAAGTCCTAAAAATTAAATAACAAAATGAGACCTGGGTATGTCCTAAAACTGCCCACTAATATTAAGGGATATTAATGCCAGTTTACGAATACAAGTGCTCATATGATGAAGCACACCCACTGATGTCAATTAATAGATCAATTACAGATAATGATCCAGGATATACATGTGTTGAATGTGAATCCGATATGATGAGACACTTTACGCCTTTTGGTATACAGTTTAAAGGTAATGGCTTTTACAAAACAGATAATCCTAAATAGTTAAAGTGGTATAATTACTATGTAGACATATTGTTTACTTAGGGGCCCTACTTGACAAGGAATAAATTATTTAGAATAACAGCAGCCACAATGCTTGCATTTGGTTGGCTCTTTATGTCACCCGCTTATTCTGATGATCCACTAAGCTTAGCAGCTCAAGAAATTGAAGAGCTAAACAATAGCGTTGACGACCTTGGTTACAAGGATGAATTTATATCCTTAATCCAAGAAGCAGAAGACAAATATGATCTTGCCGTATCTGCAGAAGAAGCCAGGACACAAACCTCTGTCCTATATGATGACTCCCTTGACGCAGAAACCACAGCACTTGAAGAAAAAGACTTAGCCCAATCAGCAGTAGACGGACAAACAGTAACAGTAGCCACTGCTTTAGACAATAAGAATGATGCCTACGATGCCCTTGGAGTAGCAAACATCAATCTGTCAAACGCTCAGCAAGCATTAGACAGTGCTGGTTCTGCTGGTCTGGCATATGATGTTTATAGTTTAATTAGGGTTAATGGACTTGCAGCCACAGATGAATTCTTATGTAGTGGAACACTAAATGGAAACTATATGACTCGCCCAGTTTGTGGTAATAGATATGAAAACTTTATAGTTAAATTTACTGGAAAAATAACAGTACCGTCATGGTTTACTCAAACCTACTTTGCTGGTTATACAGATGATGGTTTTAGAATGTATATTGACGGATCATTGGCCATAGACAACTGGGTAGAGCAAGGAACAACTTGGAGTAATTACTCTCCTGTATATGATGTAACTACAAACAAAACATTTGATGTAGAGATTTGGTGGTACAACGGTGGAGGACCTGGATCTTATCATCTTGGCTGGGCTATCCCTGGAGGATGGACTGGTGCAGGTTGTGACTATGCTGGCAACCCAAGAGTATGGGGACAAGACTTTAGTTGCAATCTTAATACATTTTCTCATGGATCTGGAGCAACTCAAGAACAAACAAACGCCTACAACAACGCACTTGCTGCAAAGAACTCAGCACAAGATGTATATAATGACAAACTAAATGTTTATAATCAAGCAGTTTCAACATTAAATGGTTACAATCAAACACTAACTAATAAAACAAATGAATATAACAACTCAGTTTTAAATGTTGCCACTGCATTGCAAAATAAAAATAATGCTGAAGATGCATACGAGCAGTCAATAAATAATCTTAATATTGCGATTGATAACGCATGGCGTTACTATGAAGAACAATTACAAAGAGAGATTCAGTCTGCTATTGCTCAGGCAGCAGCTAACGCTGCAGCCAATCAGCCTACTCCAGAACCAACTCCAGAACCAACTCCAGAACCTACCCCAGAACCAAGTACTGAACCTACAGATGAACCTACAGATGATCCATCTCCAAAGCCTACAGAGGAACCTACAGGTGAGCCAACAGAGGAGCCAAGCCCTGAGCCTACAGAAGAGTCTACTGAGGAACCAAAGCCCACTCCTACGCCAAAGCCCACTCCTACACCAAAGCCATCTACTGAGCCTACAGCAGAGCCTACAGAGGAACCAACTCCTGAACCTACAGTAGAACCTACACCAGACCCAGAACCAACTACAGAACCAACTACAGAGCCTACTGAGGAACCCACAGAAGAGCCTACGCCTGAACCCTCACCAGAACCAGGACCAGATCCTGAGCCTGAAGAAAACCCATGGACTGAGCCAGATGTAGAAGTTAAAGATGAGGTTTTAGCAGAACTTATTCCTGAAAAGGGTACAGGAACAGTAGAAGATTTATCTGGAGTTATTGCTAACCTTACAAGCAAGGATAATAAGTTAGTTACTCTTTCCCCTGAACAAGTAACAGCAGTTAGCCAAACACTTAGAGCCTTGACTCAAGAAGCAAAGGCTGAGGTTGCAGAAGACCTTGGGATTAAGCCTTCAGAGGTTGCACAAATTGCTGAGCAGATGAAGTCTAACCCAGCACTGGCAGAAGCATTCGTTGAGTTTACAGATAGAGAGGCGGAGGCAGGAGAAACTCCAATGCCATTTACATTAGCAGATGCAGTAACAGAAGTACAAACAGAAGCATTCTTAGCAGACCCACTTGGAGCGGTATTTGCGGTGGACCCAGTAGAACTGCTATCTAATTTCTCTGAGTTAGGTATGGATATGACAGATGATCAAAGAGAAAAAGCGCAGGAAGTAATTGTCCCAGTGGTCATTGCATCACAAATTGCAGGGGCAATGATAAGGAGGAACAAATGAAGATAATCAAAAAGATGTTTAATCTTACAGGCAAGGCAATTAAGGGCTTGGCTAAATGGTTCAAAGACGCGGGAATGGAGCTAATTGCCCAGGCATTCACCCTCTTAGGCTTCTTTATAGCATGGCTAACTTTGACGGGCTCAGCTAGAGATATTGTTGGAATTGCAGTATTAATAACTACTGTAATTTGGCTAATAACTATACCACTTAGAAAAGACGATAAATAGTGTATAATTGTACTATGAGGAAAATATTTTCTATTGCTTTAGCAGGCTTACTAATGATATCATTAAGTGCATGTTCACCAGACTCTTTAAATAGATACCGATATCCATGCCAAGATCCTAAAAATTGGGAAATTGCAGAATGTAATCCTCCAGAATGCGAAGCTACGCAGACTTGCACAAAAGATGTAATAAAAATTACACCTAACACACCAGAACAGGAAATAACAAATGGCTAAACAAAAACTAACGCCCGCAGATTTAGATGCTCGATTAAAGTTTATTCTAGGAATAACTCTTGGAAGTATTCTTTTTATGACAGCTCTTGGAATTATCTATGGGCTGTTGTTTGTAACACAACCTATTGGAGCTCAGTCAGAAAATGACAAAATGTTCTTCAATGTTCTAGGTAGCATTGCAACATTTATTACAGGAACACTTGCAGGAATTCTAATTGGTAACTCAGGCGCTAAAGATATTATGGCAGCACAGATACAAAATAAAGAAGTAGATGCAAAAAACACACAGGCAGATAAAAAATTAGAAGCAGAAATTGATGCAACAGCAGCTCGTTTGGCAGCAAAGCCAGATGGCGCAATGCCAGAAGAGCAACCAGTTGATCTAGATTGGGATAAAGACTAATGGCAGAACAAGGTACAGCAGCTCGTCTAATAGAAGTTGCTACAGCAGAGCTAGGAACTATTGAAGGTCCTAAAGACAACGAAACTAAATACGGTGCTTTTATGAAAGCAAACTTCCAACCATGGTGCGGAAGTTTCGTAAACTGGTGCGGGTCAGAATCTGGCGTAAAGATTCCAAACACTGTTTACACACCAGGAGGTGCAGCAGCATTTAAAAAAGCTGGTGCTTGGATTGATGTAGATGTTGCAGATCCAGAGCCAGGAGATATAGCGTATTTTGATTTCCCTTCAGATGGCGTCGATAGAATTTCTCACGTAGGTATTGTTGTTAAAGACAATGAGGATGGAACTGTTTGGTGTATAGAAGGAAACACATCTTCAAAAAAGTCTGGAAGCCAAAGAAATGGCGGAGAAGTTTGCAAACAACTTCGTGCTTACAAGAAAAATAAAGCTGGCGTTCTTATTTCAATCGTAGGATTTGGAAGACCAAAGTTTGGTGGATCAGCAAAGATTGAAACAAAGCCTTCATCAAAGCCATCTACATCACAAAAGATACCAGCAAAGGTAGATCCTAAAGTTAAAGCGGCGATTGATTTATTAACTAAAAACGGATATACTGTATCAAAGTAAATGAATAAATATTTGATTAAGCTAGAAATTTCAGCAGAGGTAGAAGCCTTTGATGAAAATGATGCAAAAGAATACATCTCGGATGTATTTGGCACAGACGATGAAGTAAAGTCTGTAAAAATTGCATCAATAAAAATAAAAGGGGACAAAAAATGAAATCATTATATGATCTAGAACTAAACGCAGCAGACGGTACACCAGACTTTTTAAAAAAGTATAAGGGTAAGGTTACTATGTTTGTAAACACAACAGTAGGTTGTGGAAATGCAAATCAAATGGAGGTCCTAGAGTGGCTTCATCAAAAATATAAGGACAGAGGCTTTGAAATTGTAGCACTCCCAACAAATGATTACTGTGGTCCAGGAGTTACAAAAGGTGCATGGTCTCAAGGACTAGTTGAAGGAATGGATTCTCAAAACTACGGATGCGACGTGTATGGCACAACTTTTGGGTTTTCCGAAAAAGTAAACTCAATTCCAAATAAAGAATTAGTCGGAGATCTAAATGGAATAGATCAGCCATTCGGAGAACCAAGCGAAGTGTTTAATGTAATTGTTGAGCATTCAAGTCATTTATGGGGTAAAGCGCTAGAGCTTGGAATACAATTCCCGTTTGACCAATACTACTCATGGTGGTTATGCCAAGGATTTTATTCTGGACAGACACAGGCAGCAAATTTTGAAAAATACTTAGTTGACAAAGACGGTTTTGTTGTTAAGCACTACTCTCCTTCAGTGCTCAACCTTGACGTTGAAAAAACATTAAAAGAAAATCTAATGAACGATTTAGGTCTAGACTACGGAGATTTTGGTTCAGATCTATCTAGAATAAATCACGAACCTAATCTTGCTGTAGGAGAAGGCGGCAGAGTAGAGCTTGCATCAGACCACATCTTAATGGTTTCTCATAGACAACAGATTGCACCAGGACCAGGACATGGAAGATCGTACAAACTATTTGAAGAAGAGTGGGATGTTGTATGCTCACACATTGAAGAATTGCTAAATGGTGAAGTTTCAATGATTAACCCAAATAAATAACAAAAACAGTTGACAACTACTGTTTTGCTCCTGTATAATAATATATAGGTATAAAAAAGACAAATTGGACAGATGCTACATTTATATGAAAACGGAGTAGAAATTCTAAGGAACAAAATTCCTAAGAATAAGTTTGATTTATACTGGAATAATTATAACTTAATTGTTTGGGAGAAAAATAATAGCGGATATTTTGACACCAAAGGAGTTTATAAAAATAATTCCTGGGGAATCGCAAATGAGTTCCCAGTTAATTCAAAAGGGGCATGGACTCTTCCGCTAAAGTATGTCAAATATTTTAAATGAATTAGATTCAGATGAGCAATCAATAAGATGGTGGCATTTAGCTGCATGCAATGGCATGGAGACTAATCTATTTTTTGATCAGTATGAGTCTGATGTTAATATGGCTAAGGCTATAGACCAGTGTTGTTTATCGTGCCCAGTAATGTTGATGTGCCGCGATGCGGGAATTAAAAATAATGAGTACGGAGTATGGGGCGGTGTATTTTTGTCATCTGGTTTAATGGATAAAATGAAAAATGCACACAAAACAAAAGAAGTGTGGAAACAAATAAAGGCAAAACAAAATGTCTAATGTTTACGATAATCATCATTTTAAATATGGAATGAATCAATGGACTGGTGAACCTAACAAGCCAGTTTTTTATAATTCAGAAATGAAAAAAAGACTTAGAGAAATAAAGAAGCCTATGTTTTTATTAATGGATGTTGTAGAGTATCCAGAATTTTTAGCATTAAGATTATATGAAGATAACTTTATCCAATTTGACGGAATAGAAAAAGAAAAGGTTATAGACTATGTAACCAAGGCAAAAAAATTACTTGAGTCATATGGAGTTAGAGTAGAGTTAGAGGGAAGGCCAATGGCATGAGCGAATTAAAATCAGAACATTTTTCTGTTGTTGACAACTTTTTAAGAGAAAACTCAAACGGAAGCACCCACTACATGCTAACTATTGCAAGGGATGGTGAAAGCCCAGCTAGATCAATTTATCATTATAATGGCCCATTAGATGTAACCGAAGCTTATAATAAATATACGGATTGGGGATTTGCAAAAGAATACCTAACAGTAACAATGTATGGTCCAGGTGGCCAGCTAGCGCAAAAAATACTCCGTAGATCATCTGGCGGAACCCAAGGAGACTGCACCTTTGTAAGAGAAGACTACATAAAGGCAGAAAGTATCATATTAAAATATAAAAGTGATATGCAAGAAGACAAATATAAGAGCCTAGTAAAAGATTTTGCTGGGCTATTTTCAAGAGACAACATCAGATTTGATGTAGGTCGTTTTTTTAAAGCAACAGAATGCGAAGAGGTTTTTGAATGAGTGAAAAGATATTTTGTTATTCATGTAACAAGACAAAGAATAAGCTGAACCTAAAAAAATCATCATTATTGACAATTAATTTGTTTTTATGCCAAACATGTATAGATAATAAGTTTGAGCCAAGATGGGTAGTTTTAATTGCTGGTAGACAAAATGGTCATGAGCATGTTAAAGATTTTATACAGAAAAAAAGATATATCGGCGCAGAAATTGCAGCATCTGAGCTATTAGTTTAGATTAATTATAAGGTATAATATGATATATAATGGAAATATCATACATAACCATAGTGGTTTCAATATTAGCGGCAAGCCTAAGTGGTTTTGGTACCGCCATTGTTGCTGGCATTAGAGACGGCAAAAAGGAAAAAAATAGGCGGGAAGAGAAAGAAAAAGACCAACTCAGATTAGATATAAAAGACCTTAAAATTGAACTATATCAATTAGAAAAAGAATTAACTGAGTGGAAAGACAAATATTATAAGGCCATTCAAGATTTAATTGAAATGAAGTCTGAATTAGATAATGTAATAAATCAATTAAATCACTTAGAATATCATGAGATGCTGGACACAGAATAATTAAAATAGTACAATAAAGGTATGACTTGTATTGTTGCTATTGCCCAGAGTGGTGTCGTTTATATGGCATCAGATCATGCTGCCTCAGATGATAAAACTGGTTGGATCCTGTCAAGAAAAGAGCCTAAAGTTTTTAAAGTTGGGCAGTATGGCATTGCATTTACTGATTCTTTTAGAATGGGTCAGATTCTTCAATACTCGTGGACTCCACCAAAATATACTCCAACAAAAACTAACTCTGGATTAGATAAGTTTATGAGAACTAAGTTTGTTGATTCTGTTAAGGCTGCATTTAAAGAGCATGGATACGGAAGCATCGGATCATCATCTGAGGAAGATAGTGGTGGAATTTTTATAGTAGGTCTTGAAGGTAGAATCTTTACTATAGATGAAGACTTCCATGTTGGAGAAAACATAGTAAACTATATGGCGGAAGGAAGCGGCGGACAGATAGCATTAGGTGCACTTCATGCTACAAAGAATCAAAAGAACCCACGCTTACGCTTAAAGGCAGCATTAGAAGCAGCAACTGAGTTTAACATGAGTGTATCTGCCCCCTATACATACATTCAAGTTTAGTGTATAATTAAACAATGGACATAAATGACCTAAGACCAGATTACTCTAAGTCAATGGACGTAAGAGGTGTACCGACACATGTGTGTCCATGCGGTTGTGAAATATGGAACCTTAAAGTTATTTTTGATAACTCTGAAATTGCAACTTACTTTTTAGATATGGAGTGTGCTAATTGTGGCACACTGGCAACAGCACCAACGCCACTGGATAGAGAAGAAGAATAATGAGATCACAAAGAAGAATTGATATGCTAGAGCTTGAGCTATATAAGCTTAGAATTGAATTAGATATAATGCATGAGATTATGGGCAACATTATTAATACTCAGCAACAGGCGGCAGAATCAAGAAATATGGATTCTGGTAAATGGTATCCACGCAAGAACCCAACACAAAATTCATAATCTATTGACAACCATCGCTGCATTTAGTAGAATTAGCTTTATGAAAAAACTAATAACTATGGCAATTATCGCCAGCACACTCGCTATTACCACAATGCCTGCACAGGCAAATCTAAAGCCAAAAACAGTTGTCCCAACATTGGCTATTTTAGACACAGCGCTAGACACATCAATCCCATCAATTAAGTCAAGACTAGTTGCTGAGGTATGCATTTTAGATTGGCCATCATGTCCAAATAAAACTAAATTTATGGAGGGCGCAGGAGCATCAGTTCTTCCAATTAGTATGTTATCAACAAACAACTTTAATCATGGAACACAAATGGCTTCCGCAGCAATTGCTGCTAATCCAAATATTAATATTGTATTTATTAGAATTGTTGGCAATACAACAAAGGGCGGACAGCAAACTTACGGTTTAAACACCCTTGTAAATGCTTTAACATGGGTTAATAACAACAAGGCTAAGTACAATATTGTAGCAGTTGCATCATCTCATGCTACTAATGCTCCAGTTATTAAGCGCAGCGCAACATCTGCTTATTGTTTACCAACAGCAGTTGATACAGTAGTTTCTAATTTAAATAACTCTGGTGTACCAGTATTTTTCCCTTCTGGAAATAGTGCTGGAAATCCAAGTATGAAGGGCAAGATTGAGTGGCCAGCATGTATTAGCCAGTCAATTGCAGTTGGTGGAGTTGAAACTCTAAATCTAGATAAGCCTCAAGTTTCTTTAACAAGTAACTATGATGTAAACCTTGTAGATCTATGGGGTGAAATCCAGCAGCCAACTATTTATCCTGGAAATGTTAACGGGTATTCTTATGGAACATCTGTTTCCGTTCAGGTAATTGCTGCAAAGTACGTACACCTTAAGACTACAAAGCCTACACTAACATCAGCACAGCTAATTTCATTAATGAAGACTGCTTCTGATCCAGTAGAAAACTCTTATGGACAAAATGTTTATCTGTTTAAGTTGAGTAAAGTAATCAATGGATAGCAAGTTAACTATCCTTGAAGAAATAATCAAGGAAATTGGTGAGGAGTTGTACCAGAAATGGTACAACGCCCTTGCCATTGAAGATAGAACAGAAGAGGCTTCAAAAGCGATGTCTACAAATGCTGGTGAGACAGCACTCTGGGTTATTCAAACATTTATGAATAAGTTTAATAATGCAGCGGACGAACTAAAAGGAGAATAGATTGATAGTTACAGATGAAAGCTTTGATAGAGTACTAGATTCTCACAATCTAGTCCTTATTGATTTCTGGGCTCCATGGTGCGGACCATGCTTAAAGGTGTCTCCAATATTAGATGAGATATCAAATGAGTGCGGGCTCTGGGTAGGAAAGATAAATGTTGATGAAAATCCTGTAAAATCAGCAGAATACTCTGTAACTTCTATCCCTTATATGGTACTATTTAAGTCGGGGAAACCAGTAAAGACTATTACTGGAGCAAAACCTAAGCATGTAATGCTAGAAGAACTTTCAGAATGGATCTAGAAAACATAGATTCAAATCATTTAGAGTTTGAGATATGGCTCAAAAATGGTTACGATAAAGGCTGGGTATCTGATGTATTTTGCGATACACACGATGGTCCGCCTTTAACAGATGAAGAAATGCAAGAATGGGAAGAAGGAGGAGATCCCTGCTCTTTCCATGTAAAAGTAAATGCACTACACTAAATTTCTGTAATCGCAAAGATGACAGAGGAAATAAGGAGAATAAATTAAATGAACTCATTTAAGAAAATCGCTCTAGCCATGGTTGCAGCCATGACTTTGGGCACAATGGTAGCAACACCTGCAAGTGCTAACACCATGTCAGTTGTAGCATCCACATGGAATGCCGCAAAAACAGGTGGCGCAGGATATGACACGCCAGCAACTGCTGGAACAGCGCTAACGACTGCAATCGTACGTCCAGTACCTGCAGACAACACTGTTGACAATACAGACGTTGTTCAGATCGTAGCAACAGTAGTAGCAGGAACATCAGTTACTGCAACTTCAACAAATGCAACAATCGTATCTGCACTACACTCAACTGCTGCACCAGTAGGAGCAACATCAGGATCATCATCTTTGACAGTTGCAACTGGTACAGGAACAACAGCAACATTCTATGTATACACAAAGACAACAGCAATTGGAACAGTTGTAGTTACAAATGGTCCAGTAACGGTAACATACTATGTACAGGGTACTGCTGGTCTAATCAATAATCTATCAGTTTCTGCACCTACAACAGGTGCTGCTGGTACAAAGCAAGACATCGTTGTAACTGCAACAGATGCATTTGGCAACAAGGTATCTGGTAAGTCAATTACAGCAACTGTATTTGCTTCAACAGCAGTTATGGATACAGCAACAGTAACAACTGGTGCTACACTAACAGATTTTGGAACAGCAACCTTTAAGGCTACTCTTCCAACAACAGGAACACGCTCACTAATTACATTTGCTCCAACAACATCAACAGATGCAGTTGCAGCAGCAGTAGTTGGTTTGACTGCTCCAACACTTGCTCCATTCGCAGAGATTTCAGTTCGTGATCTAGTATCAGAGCTTGCTGCTGAAAAAGCAGCACTCGTTGCAGAAAGAGCAGCACACGCTTCAACAAAAGCTCAGCTTGAAGCAGAAGTTAAGGCTAAGTCAGCTCTAGCAGAAAGCCTAGCAAAGGCTAATGCTGAGCTACTAAAGGCTACCGCAGAAGCAACTGATGCAAAGAAGGCAGAAGCAAGCGCTCTAAAGGCACTCGCAGATGCAGGCGTTGCTGCAGATAAGATTATTGCACAGTTCAAGTTGGACTTGGAAGCAGCGAATGCTTCACTTGCAACACTTACTGCAGAACTTGCAGAACTAAAGGCTTCACATGCCAAGGCACTTGCTGATCTAAAGGCTACATCAGATAAGGCACTTGCAGATGCAAAGGCTGCTTCAGATAAGGCAGTTGCAGATGCTGTAGCAACAGAGAAGGTAGCGGGTGCAAAGTCACTTGCAGATGCAAAGACTGCATCAGATGCTGCTCTACTCGCTAAGGATGCACAGATTGCTAAGTTGACTGCAGATAATGCTGCAGCAATTAAGTCTATGAAGGCTGCATTTAACAAGTTGGCCACTCAGTGGAACAAGAAGAATCCAAAAGCTAAGGTTACCTTGCTTAAGTAATTAGTTTAATATGGGGCAGGGTAACCTGCCCCATATTTACTATTATGATAAAATATATATATGGAATGGGATCATTTTCACGTAATTAAAAAAAAGATTTTAAGAGATCTAATAATTGAAATGGAAAATTTAGAATTTCCACCAGACTGGAGACCCAAAGACGTTTTGGGATTAGTGGTAAGAAAATTAAAAGAAAAAGAGGAATCATGTTAAAGAATTTAAAAAATTGGTTAGGATTCAATTCAGTTGAATCTCAGGTTGAAGCCATGCTAGAAGAAATTAAGACTTCGGCCAAGAAGGCACCAGCCAAGAAGGCACCAGCCAAGAAGGCACCAGCCAAGAAGGCACCAGCCAAGAAGGCACCAGCCAAGAAAACTTCGGCTAAAAAAACTTCGGCTAAGAAAACAAAATAATGGAATCAAAGAAAAGAAGTTTTTATAAATCAATTACTTGGCCAGCAGTTCATATTGGATTTGTTGGCACATTAGTTTACTTCTTTGAAATGGCTATTACTGGCGAAGCTCATTGGGAGTATGCTGGGGCATTTGCAATTATTTACACTGCATGCGAAATGATAGGGTTTTTTCTACATGAAAGAGCATGGTCAAAATTTGGTGGGAAGATTAATTAATGGGAAAGCATTTAGATAAAATGCAGAGAGCTCTTGCTCAAAGGCAAGCTGCTACATATTCACCTGGTGAAAAAAAGCCTGGATCAATGAATATTAAAAAAACTGGCTACAGAGGGCAGAAGGCAAAGGGATCTAAGTAGTGTTTAGTGGATTTTGCGAAATAAAAGACTGTAATAATAAGGCAACAAGGCTTTCTGGAAAACAAGAAGGCCCAATCATAGATATATGCGATGATTGCTGGCATAAGCAATACAAGTCCTAATCAACTAAATGCTATAATAGTCCTATAAGCGGAATACTAGTCCCGCTTAAATAAATAACCTATAGGAGTAATAAAATGTCAGACGGAAAAGATTTAAACGGATTTACATCACCAAAGGTAAACGATTCAACAGTATGGGGAAACAACGAGCAGTACGCAGCTGATCCAAAGGCAGCATTCCCATCAACAGACGTTTCAAACCAAGCGCAGGCTCAAGGTCCTAAGTAATATGTGCTTTGAATGCGGTTGCGAAAGCGTAGGCAGCGAGACTGGAGTTAAAGAAGTTAGTATCCAGGATGTATCAGATCAGAGGAATCAATAATGTGTAAAGATTGTTCATGTGGAAAAGATGAGCAGATTCAAAATGAATCAGCTCCATCACCAGCTAGTAACAATGTTGTGACCATCTCACAAATTAAGGGAGCATAGTGTCAGAAAATGTTGTAAACTCTGGAGAGGCAACAAAAAAGAATCCTTCTCAGGGTAAATTTAAATCTGGTATACAAGAAAAAAGACCACCAATGAAAATTGATGTCAATAAGCATGGAATTAGAAGAGAAACACCAGCAGTTCCACCTAAAAAATTTGGTAGAAAGAAGGTTTAATTATGGAAGCATTATCACAGACCACAAGTCAACTCGGAGGAAAACTCCTAGGAGGAGGGGGAACTGGGATTTGGCAGTACGAAAACTTTCTTTCTAAAGAAGAGTGTGAAGAATTAATTAAATTCTTTAACGCAAATGAGGAAGAGTGGAGATTTATTTGCTTCTACGGATCTTACGGTATGCATGTCGTTTCTCCATTTACCAAAGATCATGGTACTTCAATAACTGAAGAATACATGGCAACCCTAAGACAAAGAATGATTCAGTATTGTTCTGATGCTGCTGGAAGGCCTATGAAGATTAACAGTATGCATGCACAGAAGTGGGAGATTGGTGCTTACGCAAACGATCACTCAGATAACACAGACCTTGATGGCGAAGACATGGGTTGGGCTGATAACAAGCAATACTCTGGAATATACTTAAACAGCCAGCCAGATTATGATGGTGGAGTTTTAAAGTTTAGAGATCATAATCTAGATGTTGTTCCACCTACTGGATCTTTTGTGTCATTTCCTGGAGGCGTAGAGAATATTCATAGCGTTACCGAGATTACTGCAGGAACTAGATATACCATAGTGATATTCTGGGATTATGCAGATGCATGGTACTCTGAAGCACAGCTGCAAGAGTGGGAAAGATTAATTTTTAAGGAAAGAATTCATCAGTATCAATTAAAGCAGCAGTGGAAAGACAAAGTAGCACATCCTTTGCTAGAAAATCCATATGCTGGAGTAGACAACCCAGAAGAATTACCAGAAGGACTAATGGAAAGCTTGACTTCTGCAGACATTAAGTGTAATGCTAGAAGAAATCAAGAGGCAGCAATTAAAGCTGGTAATGTTCCAGCTGGAGTAGTTGTTGACCAGATAATTACAGAGGAAGATGTTTGATTTAGAAAAGGCTGTCAAGCACCACGGTACCTTTATCTTTGGATCTCCAGATAATTCCGAGGGGATCGATAAAAACGGCGATGCATATGATTATTCTTTTATGACTGAAACTGGTATGGTTTCTTATAATAAAGAAGATGACGGAACCTATTTAGTTAATCTTAACAACACCCATTTAGATAAGATAGAAACAAGAAAGATAACATTGGATCAGCTTACAAAGTGGTTTTATGAGTTATCAGATGAGTATTTTAATGAAAATATAAAAGATATACCATTGGAGGAAAAAGAATAATGGAATTTGATGAGATAAGCAACTCTGGATCTGAAAGAGATATTAAGTTTATTGATTATTTTTTAAAAAATAAACAAACATTAGAAGACCGAAAAGTTATAATTGATAAGGAACTATGGTATATACCTAACTTTTTAGAAAAAGAAGAGTTAGAGTATCTTAAGCCATTCTGTGATGAGAAAACTGGCTGGTACTTAACTTCTAGATCTAGTTCTATTAGAAATAAATTTATTGGCGTTAATTACAGAATACATCCAGAAGGCACAATATGCCCAACACGCGGAATAGATCTAAGTAATAGTGCAATATTTCCAGAAGAAACTGATTCAAGATACCACCCAGAGCTATTCTATAAATCTGAAGGAGTATTTGATAGAATGAAAGTTGTGCTTCCAAATAGATTAAACGAAGATACAACTCTACAATCTTTTTGGCCTCTAGATGATTCTGATCATAGCGGTGCATATCAGTGGCATTGGGAAAAGAGCATGGCCGCAGAGCTTGGTGATCCAGACTTTAATGATTTTGGAATGACTGCAGCTTGGTCTATTTATCTGAATGATGATTTTGAAGATGGCCAGCTTGAATTTGCTTACAAGGCATATGTTATTAAGCCACAGCCTGGGATGTTAATATCAATACCAATGACAAAAGAATTTACTCACCGTGTAACTCCAGTAAAAAATGGAGAAAGACATACTCTTTATGGTACATGTTTTCAAGATTTAAATGATAGAGCTATTTCTAGCGGAGAAACCTGCTAACTATTGACTATCCGTATTAATTGTAGTATAATTAATATATGAAAACACTTATTATTATTTTTATATTATCTCTAGTTGTATGCGGCTATCTTTCATATAGACTTTATCAAGAAATTTCAACAATTATGGAAGCAAAAAAAATACAAGAAAAATCGGTACAGGATCGTTTTTGGGCAAGCCAACAGTCTTTTGAGGAGTAAAAATGATCAAGCCCTTCGGTAACCTTCTGTTAGTAAAAGAAGATAAAATTGAAGATAGGACCACATCATCTGGTATAGTGCTTATGGCCTCACTAAGTGAGTCTAATCTTAGAACTGGTAAGATAGTTGATCTTGGAAATGGTGAGCACAACTATAAAGGTGAGCTTATACCAATTAATGGATTAGATATTGGTGATAGCGTGTATTACAACCAAAATAGCGGAACAGATATTGAAGATGAAGACGGAGAAAAGTATTTGCTTTTGAATACAAAAAGCGTACTAGCAATTAAGGGGTAAAGTTGAGAAAAGGGTTTGTTTTTAAATCATTATCTGACTCAGTTATACTGCAGGTTAAAACAAAATCTCCAGAAAAATGGCTATTGGTTGATAGAGAAACTGGTCAAGTCTATCAAGGAAGCAAAAATGGACACTGGGATAGATTAGATCCAGTTATAAAAACCGACAAAAATAAAAGCTATTGACAGCAACTGTAATATATTATATAATAAACTATAATGATAAATAAGATTATATGCATGATTAAAGGACACACCCTTGTAGATGCAGGCACATGTCCATATACTGGCTCAACATATCAATATTGTGAAAGATGCACTGCAATGATTCCAATCCAGGTGGCGGTATGAAAGAGCCTAAAATAATGAAGATGGACTGGCGTTCATTAGGATATTGGCCAGTCTACAAAGATGGAAAACTTACATGGGAAAAGGATCCAGAAAATAATGATTGATTGGTTAGTTCATAAATTGTTTTGGTGGGCACCACTTAGAAAAGCTATATTTGAAGAAGTGCATATGTATGATCATTTGTCTGATGTATTTACTAATTCAGACTTAACAGATATAGCCTCATGCAGCTGGATGGAAGGCGACACTTGGTACGGTTGGGAATATGATAGTGAACTAAATCGTTACTATTTTAATGACATTGGTAACAAATCCCTGGTTGGATTATGGGAAGACAATTGGCTAAAAGAAGCCCTATGATACCAATCCTATCAATACCAGTTTTAAACAGATATGATCTGTTAGATGAAAATTTAAGATTGATAAACTACCCTATCAAAGAAATATTAATTATTAACAATGGTAAAGAAATATATGAACCTAAAAGAAAAGATTTAAACATAAGGGTTCTTAATCTTCCATCCAACCTCGGAATGTCGGGATCTTGGAACCTTACAATTAAACTTTATCCTCATGAAAAATATTGGATGTTTTCTTCTGCAGATACCCACTGGATGCCAGAGTCTCTACAACAAATGCATGAGATGAGTGGTGAGTCAAAAATAATTTGCAGCAGTGAGGGGTTTAGTTGTTTTTCTGTTGGTGAAGATGTTGTTAGACATATAGGACTATTTGACGAATACTTTTATCCATATGTATACGAAGATGACGATTATCGTGAAAGATTATTTATACATAATAGTAAAAAAAAGTTGCCACAACTACATTTTCTTAATAGAGCAGTAGATGTTTCTGTTCCACATGGAGCATCACAAACAGTTTTAAGTGATGAACTTCTTTTCCAAAAATCTAAAGAGACATATGTTAAAAATAAAGAGTACTTAGAATTAAAAAAATCTCAAGAATTTAAAATAATGGGAACCTGGGACATAGATGTAAGAAGGAATCAAGAATGGCTATAATAGGAGTTTTACCAGCTTCTGGAAGATCCTCAAGAATTGGTGGGATACCTAAATTTTGTTTGCCAATATCTGATGAAAGGTCTTTGTTGCAGTGGCATGTTGAACAGATGCTCGAGGTTTGTGATGAAGTAAGAGTTGCAACAAGGCCTGAGTGGGTTCCAATAGTACAAAATATGGACATGAATGTCAAGATTATTGTTCTTGAGCCATCAACAATGTCTGATGCTATAAAATTTATGGTAGGAGATTGTAACGATACTGTTCTTGTTGGTATGCCAGACACTTACATACATAAAACACACAAAAATATTTATAAAGAAATGCTTGCGGTTGATGGAGATCTTATTTTAGGAACGTGGGAATGCACTGATGATATAAAAGGCAAGGTAGGACAAGTACTAATTTCTGGCAATAAAGTTATTGGATCAAAGGATAAGTCTGCTGACTGTGACTATAAGCATATGTGGGGCACAATGTTGTTTAGAAAAAACCTGGTACGATATATAGACCCAGAGTTGGAACACCCAGGGAAGCAAATACAAGAGTGGATTGATATGAATTTGAATATTAGGTCCGTAAGTGCTGGTGGTAAATATATGGATGTGGGGACCCTTAATGGTTTAAAGCAACTATACAAAGAAATGGATAAGGACTAAGGTGGAACAGATGGCCCGACTCCCTCACCTGGAGCTTAATGCCTAAACATTGGGAAGATAAATCTCAATGGATCACACATTGCCCAATATGTTTTTGTGCAACTACACATCAATTATTAGATTTTCATTTACAATATCATGAAAATAAGATCCCAATTAGTGAGCCCGCCGAAAATATAGAGCTTCCAGTCAACTACGTTGACACAACTGATGGTATAATAGATATCTAACGATAAGGGTATATTAAATATGGAACAGTGGGTAAATAGCTACGCCTCATACGTGCTTGTTTTAAGCGGTGCAGCAGCTATGTTTGTAATTGGCAGGAAGAAAAGATTTGGTTGGCTCTGGTTCATATTTAATGAATTTATGTGGACTGCATATGCTTTGATAACAAAGCAGTACGGTTTTATTCTTGGCGCTATCCTTTATGGGATAGTAGGTGTTAAATCTTATTTACACTGGTCTAAAAAGGGAATAAACAAGATACATTAATAGGGGGAACCGATGGCATACTCTAGATTTACAGACAGCGACATTTATATATACGCTCATGTAGGCGGATGGATAGAGTGTGCTGCATGTTGGCTAAATGAAAGTTCAGATGAGTATTCCTTATTCTCAATGTCAGAAGAGATCCACGATGATGGGCATTTGATTACCCATGTGAGAGAGCATATTAAAGCAGGCCACGATGTACCCCAAGGATTGCTTATGGAGATACTTGCAGATAATGATAGATATGGTAAACTATAGATATGGATAATATTGAATTAACAGATGAAGAGATCTCAAAAGGGTATCAATCAGAGAACCCAGATGAAGATAAGTGGGACAACATTGAGAAGGCTTGCTGGAGCGGATACAAGCAGGTGGGTATGAAGGACAAGGGCGGAAGAAGAGTCCCTAACTGCGTACCTGTAAAGAAGTCTCTATTCGGCACAGAAGGCCCTCAGAACCTCATACCAAGGAACAAGTAATATGGGTATACTAGATAACCTTGAAGCATATCTAGAAAAGGCGGAGAAGACAGACAGATGTCATTACTGCCAAGCTGTAGCTACATACAATGATTTAGCTGAAGTAGATCAAACATATAAGGTAGTAGGCGTATGTGCATGTCATTCATTTAAAGGATTATCTTCATAATTTCCAGCTAAACCCTATAGCAGCTCTAGGCATAGGAAAATTTACTGCGTGATATACACCACACGGTACATACACCATGTCTCCTGGATTTACTGTATATGTCTCACCTTGAGAATTCCATGTGGTTGATCCTATACATTGCCAGTATAAAACTTCTTGGGTGTCACAATGAGATTCTACAGGGTTTAAATTACTAGATAAAGTGACATAAACAGTGCTTATTCCACCTGGAACATTAAATACATCAGTAAAATATTTTTCTATCTTTTCGCTAGATTCCCCTAAAAGACCACTGCCTGACATGTAAAAATAAAAGTTTTCTTTAATCATAAGGTTATTAATTGTTACAGCGCCAAACTTCTTATCTCTTTCGTTTGGCTGACCCATTATAGGGTTTTCTGCATTAGAGGTTTTATCTATGTAATCTATAAACTCTTGCCATGATGGAGTGTTGGTGCAGAAGTCCTTAAGAACAGCAATTTTAGACTCTTTTTTGCAATTCTCAATAGTTTCCAATATACTTGTAGTAATCATATGTCATAATCATATCATATTTGATCGAAAAAGTGAAGTCGAAAAGTAGAGACCCCTTGTCAGTACCTGACATAAATGCTATAATAAATATATGTTACAGAGCTTAGAGATACCTGATCCATTTGCTACTTTTGTGGCACACAAATATGCCAATTTTAAGGGAGCTAAATATGACTTCTTTAGCGGTGAATGGGATATGGCATGCGGTGCATGCCAAGAGCCATTAAACGCTCCAACTAAGAAGATATTGACTAAGATCAGACTATATCATACTCGTAATGAATGTCTTGGGGGATACTGATGATAGATAAGATTATAGGTAGAGATCCCAATTGCTATACAGGCGGTGACTGCTGGAATTATGACTATTCAGATAGATGGTTGTTACTCTTTGGTATCACAATATCAATAGTAGTCATAGCCAGAATAATACGCAATAAAAGGCGGGGTGGCAAATAGGTATGGCAAAAAAACGGAAGTTCAATTGGGATCAACAGCTTCAATATGCCCAAGAAGCATTAGATAAGAATAAAGCCCTAATAGAGTCTACATCTAGAGGAACTAATGCAAATAAGGCTTCATCTTGGTCTAGAAGACCATCTAAAAACAAAAGCAGGGTACAATAGGGTTATGAAAAAATACATGGTTGCGGATCTAGTAAAGGATCTAAATAAAGATAAGATTATGAGAGCCATGGAAGAATATGGACTATCCAAAGGCGATGCAGAAGAATTTGTCGATAATTACCCAAATGAGTCTGCTTGGCCTGATGTAGAAGGAACTGCTGAGCTATACGGTGTAGGTATAATAGATGTTGATGACGACATGGTTGAAGCATATCTGTCTTTTAACGAAGAAGAAAAAGTCTACTTGATGGAATTGGGCGGGATGCCAAAAGCTAAGGGTGAGATAAGTACTAGTATGGGTAAGGTATTCTTCTGGTTCAATATATCACTAGGTACATTTATACTTACAACTATCTTTGATAAAGGGAATATAGCTCAGTATCCAGTATCTGTATCAGAACTAAGAGATATAAGATCATCTTCCTCATTTGGTGAAAAGTTTAATAAAGACATTAGATCTAATACATCATATAGCGATAAACCTGGAGCATGTGGCTGTATTGGCGAAGATCCAGCTAATCCAAAGAGACTTTGTGATGAGGCTGATTTTGCCCAAATGCCAAAAGAATTTAAGCGCTACCTATAATATCCCCCCTCCCTTTATCTCCCTTGTATGAGCCTCCTAGAGGCTTATTTAGTGGAGTATTGTGGAGTAAAGTGGAGAATCATACTATCAATTTAGATCCAAATACTATCATTATATATAGTTAAATATACTAGTGTAATGGAACAAGGGCATTCATAATCGTAATCGTAATATATGGCCAAGGCTTAGCATATTGGCCAATATATGTCAATAGATATTCCAGGAAATTTTTTTATTTGTTCGTAAAGAGCAATTTTGGCCCATATTTATGGCAAAAAATTATGTCTAATTCTGTATAATTTGTCTCATATAATGAGATATTCTATACAGATTTTGACAGATTTTATTCAATATGCATACAAATTCCAGCGTATTTTTACATGCGTCGTAAAGAAGAAATTTGGCCCATAAGATGGGCATACAAAAATGGGACATATAGCTAATTAAAGCCATATGCCCCATAGGGGAAGTTATATTAGAATGAATCTAGATCCATTATGTATTTGCTATCTCTTACTCTTGTTTCTTCAAGGGATTTAATAGTTAGGTTTCTATCCACCGCCCCGTATTTTGCTTCGAGGATGTCGTTGAGAGCATCTGCCATAAGCAATCCTTCGGATGTGTATCCCTTATCCCATTCTGACTTTAATCTAAGGGAATTGTATTGGATAATGTATTTAACTAGTTCCATTAGTCTATCTTGGGTATACAAGGTATGTTCAGTTGTTAATACATTTGCCATTACGGCAGGTGAGAAGTTAGCATTGTTTAGATAGTCTGTTAGTTTTTCTGCTGCTTTGAATTCGTTCGCTTTAGCCATTGAGTTCCGCCTTTCGTTTTGATTATACCATTGACCACTGACATTTGTAAATGAAGCGAGGACCCTCCCCTTTCCCGTTTCCCACAGAGAGGAGGATCCCCACACTTATTTTATTACTTGACGTTCTTCTTGTCTGTAAAGACTACGCCTTCTTGTGCTGCCTTGCTGATAGCTCCTAGAGCTGCAGCTGAGAAGCGGCCACGCTTGCCCACAGAAATTCCCTGGGTCTTTAGGTACTCACGAGTTGTTGTTGGTGTTGATGTCATTTGTTTGATCCTTTCTAGATCAGTTGTTATATATATTATATCCGAATTTCGGCGATTTGTAAATAGGGTACGTAAAGCAAAATTTTTGCCCGTGCCCTTAGATTATGACCGTTATGTCCGAATTGTCCATAACGGCCCAACCTATCTTTATTTAGTTGTAAGTTCTAGTTCTTCCACATTATAGGGCTCTATGTTATTGCCCTTATTGCGAGCAGGTTCTTTCTTCCACTCTTTCTTAGGTGTTGCCACTGCAGCATTCCAAGCGTCATCATGGTTATCTGCCGTTACAATAATGTAATAGTCTTGTACTATGTCTCCATAGACTTTCCACTGTTTGCTCATAGTTCCACCTGTTCTATTTTATCTTTAATTAATTTAGCAATGATGTTGTGTGCCTCAATGTTTTCTGTTTCGGACCCACCCCACAAAAGCTTTTGGGCTTTACTAAGTTGATCGTTTAGATACTTATCACTCATCTTCATCTTCGTCCTCCTCTTCTTCATCTTCAGGGTCTACGATGTAGTCCCTGCTCATCATCCAATCTAAAACTTCTTCCTGATGTTGCTCGGCGCCCCACTCCAAGGAGAAGCCCATACCAGCATCTACAGCCTCACACAGGTGGTCCCACATCTCGTCTTGGGTTGCCTTGGCAACATAGGTGTCATCCTCTAGTATATTATTAATTGTCGACCATGTCCATAGCCAAACTAATGATAGACCTAAGTCTGTGTCATCTAGAATCTCTAAACACTTATTTAATTTATCTTTATCTTCAGGCTTCACCACGTGCTCCAATCGCAAATGATAGTTGGTATGTTAGTTCATATAGTGCTACTAGGGCGTCAAGGTACCCTTCGCATTCAGTACGGACCATAGAGTCCATTGCTTCTTCTGATTCTTCTTCCCGTTCGATTGCGTCTGCTAGTTCCTGCTCAGCAATTAGCATTAGATTCTTTAGTTCACCGTGCATTATATCTAATCCACTAACACCTGCATTAACTAAACGTTGCAAATGGGGCGGGAGCCCAATGTCTTCTGAGTTCATTAATATATCCTTTCGTTATCATTCATTATATCAGAGGCCACTGACAAAATATGTTCCATAGTATCAATAGCACCCATGTAATAACTATCTGATTCAAAGTATTCATCTTCAGATATAGGGATGTTATTTCTAGCATCTTCTAAATCTTGTTCTAAACTAATCTTATGTATCTTCATGTATTCCAGGAAGTGTGATGACTTAGTCAAAGTAACCCTCCGCCCAAAGCCCGTCAAAGAATGAGTTGGCTTGTTCTAATCCAGTTGTAACTCTTGTCTTATCCATTAGATCGGACGGGTAAGAAAGATAAAACTGTTTAGCAGTCTCAATACATTCTTGCATAATAGCAATATCCTCTTTATCATATCCTAGCATCATAAGCAGAACTCATCTCCCTCAATATAACCATAGTATTCATTGTATGATTGCTTTAAGTTATCAGGAGCAAATTGCATGAACTTATATTCAGCAAATGCTTCTCCTTCATCTAAGTTAGCATTATTCCAATCTTCAAATAATGCTTGCTCAATTTCTACTTGAATTGCTCCAAGTATATGTTCTCCTACTGTATCTGTAAATGCTTCCATTATGCTTCCGCCTTTCTATATTCGGGTACTTTAGTGTCTAAGTATATCTTATGGGTCTGACAAATTGCGACAGCCTCTAGGTCTGCCTCGCCAAGCCAGTTGCAGTTGCCACAGATTTCACCGCAGTCATTGTCGCAGTATTCCATTTGGTCAGTTGCATCACAATCACGGCACATGTTATCGTATTCTGATTCTGAGATAACTTCACCACGGAGGAATTCCATTTCTCCACCCCAACCTGTTTCTTCTTCATATGATAAAGTAAATAGTAGTGTTGGGTATTGTGCAGATAGTTTAGAGATAGCACCAAGAGGTCGTGACCATGCAGTGTTAAAGTTGTAATGAACTACATAGTTCTCACCGTTTTCTGCTTCTTCAATAGTTGTATCAGGATAAACATTATCCTCGGCTACAGCAACATCCCATTTGGTTCCCCACTCACGCACATTGAAGTTGTACCAGTCATTGGTTTCAAACTTCATTGCCTGAGAAAAGTCGGTGGAACGAGGAGGTTGTCCATGATAAACTTCATCAGTAATACCAGCATCTCTATAGTTATAGATATTATGAAAAGCAAAGATAGGATTAACATACTTAGTCTGCTTGACATCATATGCTAAATCACCTACTGCATTAATAGAATAAACAAATGGCTTATTCATTTGCTTGATTAGAGTTTTTACTTGCTCAGGATTACCTTCAATTGTTAATCCATTAAATACCCAATTTGGCATTTTATATCCTTTCGTTGATATGTTCCAATTATACAATGGACCACTGACAAATGGAATAGAATTGGCATGTGATACATGCCACATTATTCAGCTTTGTGGTCAAGATCACAAAAATTCCTGGGAAATATATTTGACAATCGTAACAACAATATGTTACCCTCAAGTATTTGCGGGCAAAAGAAAAACCCCCAGATCTTACCTGGGGGTCTTAGAATGGCTGCCTGGATTTCCAACGAAAGAAATAAACCCGCTTTACTTAGCACCTGGCCCGTAGACTGATAGATGCACCATTATATTTCCTATTAAAACCAGGACCTTAGTCCTGATACTATTATACCATAACTAGTCGACTGTATTTATCTACAAATGCAGATAATGTTGAACTAAACACTACCGTGCTTAGGTCCTCTTCATACAGTGTAAAGGTTTGGTTGGTCCAGTCAATGACAGGCACCTTGTGCTCATTGTCCCCTAGTTGATTGACATAGATTCCCCAGCCTGTTGTCTGTGTCCAGTCTTCTCCAATTAGATTAGAGATAGCAATACGTGTTGCATATGATTCGTCCTGCCAACGTGACTCTGCTGCCTGTACAGCATTTGCTAACTTGGCTAGCATGTTATGGCCAGCCCAGTGTCCATATAAAAATACTACATTCTCCTTGGAATCTCTGAATCCAAAGTTTGCTCTGTCGCCCATTTTATTCCGCCGTTTCTAGTTGTTTTTCGTAGTTGAGTAATTGTACCATCTCATGGGCCCAGTCCACAAGAGACTCGCCCTGTTTATTTTTATGGTGACCGCAGAAGTAAAGAGAGAATGAATCTTTCTTTGCTTCCCACATAGCCTGTGCTGCACATTGGTCACACTTAAGCCATTCAGCCATCATAGTTTTCCACCTTCGATCATCTCAGATAGACGGTCAAGAATCCAAGAATCGATATCATTAATATCAATCTCTGATAACTTTTCCATTATCTCATCACGAGCAAACTTATAACCGTCTGCCCAACCATCTTTATACTCTGACATAATCTCTCCTTAATAACCTGTGGTTTCGTAGTCTGATACATAAGATTCAGTTAAGTTGTACTTATCTCTAAGACGACTTACTTTCTCAATACTACCAGTTCCAATGTTGAATGTCAAAGGTGACATTGCTTGAGGGTCAAGTCCAGTTATTTGTGCATCCCAATAAGCCATCTCCATTGATAGCCTATCGGGAGCGGTAAGTTCAAAGTACATTAGTTCTCACGAACATTCGTAACTTCAACATCTCCTACTTCAATGTTGCCGTTCTGTGATTCAACATAAAGATTGTCGTAGATTTCTGATTCAACATCTACATCACCTTCAAGCAAATCAATTGTTAATGTTCCACTAACCTCAATAGTTGCAGACCATTCAATCTCTTTAACTAAAGGAATGTCTAGCGCTTCAGCAATTGCTTGAAGTGTTTCTTGGTCAAGTGAGTCAGCATATGCTTCGGATAAAACATCCTTAGCCATGGCAATCTTATTTGTTAAGACTGAAGCAATCTTTGAATTAGTTCGGGAGTTATGAAGTTCCCATTCAATGTTGCGGACTTTGTCTGTAGCATATGTTGGGTCTGAGTATCCACTAATAACTTTGTAGGTAACCAATAAATCAGGGTTGTACTCTACTGCAGGTGATACTGTTGTATCTGTTGTTTCCATTGTTTCCTCTTTCGTTTGGTTTGTTGGTGCAATTGTAGCATGCTCCACTGACAATAATGTGGTCTTACGACCACACGGGCATGTGAGCTCGGTCACACCTGACGGAAATCCAAACCCGTCAGATGATGTTAGTTCTATTAGGGAATCGCATTCATCTGGGTCGCAGACAAATGTATACTTACTTGATATGGTTTCGTTGGTCATGAAGAGAATTATACAGGAGCCCACTGACATTTACAATAGATTCCAGGGATTTTCTTTTGTGATCCGTAACACGTTTTTTGCCCCCTTAGCTATACGGGCCTTGGCGACCCATATCGGACTTGAACCGACGGCCTCTACCGTGACAGGGTAGCGCTCTAACCAACTGAGCTAATGGATCAAAAAAAAATTGTGAGCAGTTTTTATTCATGCTCAGGAATTATTTATTTAGAAAGCAGAAACCAATTTCTTGATTTTGTTTTTCTCAGCAGTTAGAATTGGGTCAAACCCTGATGCACCCGCCATAAGTGTTTCAGAATTTCCGCGACCTGAACGATAGTAGTCAAGGCGTTCAGTTAGTGCATTGAACGCACCCCACTTAGTTCCCTTGATGTTAGCGTTAGTTGGTGAGTTATGATAAAGGTCATCAAGAAGCACGACTTTATTCTCCCACTTAGTTAGTGCAACTTTTGCCGCATCTTTGTCAGGCTTAGGATAGATTGTCTGAATTAACTTAGAGAACTCAGCATCTGTAATTGCTTGAGCAAATAGAGCCTTAGCCTCAATTTCAAATTCATCGAAGTAACCAAGAGCAAGCCCAAGAGTTTCACGAGCAACCTGAATACGACCCTCAACAGATTGGGTGTGACGAATTTTGAATGATTGCTTTGCATTACGCATTGCGAGGTTCAATGTGTTTTGGCAAACAACACGAACAGGAGTAACGGCTGCCTGAACAGCAACAGAACCATCGTGTGAAGTCCAAACAATTAGATACAACTTAGTTGCATCATTTGCGCCTTGTGGGTCAAGCACCATTGTGCGAGGAATGTCCACAGTTCCAAATACTACTTTACCGCTACGAAGTGAGCCAGCAGACTCCCAGCGACAATCAGCATTGGCATCGTGAATTGCATCAGCAAATGCAAATAGTTCCTCAT